ATTTAATAAATAATCGTACAAATCCCATAGATCCTAGTAGTGGTGTTACTGCATTTCAAGGAACAGATCTTAGTGGTATGATACGTAATCCTTACGAAAACTTACGAGTGGCTAGTAAGGCCGCTGAAATACAAATGGAGCAAACAGATATAGCTTTAGCTAACACCTTAGATACTTTAAGAGTTAGTGGTATGGGGGCTGGAGGAGCTACTGCATTAGCACAAGCTGCTGCTCAAGGCAAGTCAGGTATTGCTGCAAGTATAGAACAGCAAGAGGTTGCAAATGAAAAAATGCGGGCGCAAGGAGAATCTCAAATGCAACAAATGAAAATGCAAGAACAACAAAGATTACAAAATATTTCCCAACAAGAAGGCGCTAGAGTTCAAGGAATGCAAATGCAAGGAGCTCAATTCCAAGCTGCAATGATTGAAGATAGATTAAATGCAGATTTAGATAGAGCGCAAGCTATGTTAGATAATGAAAAAGCAAATCAGCAAAACATGCAAAACCAAGCATTTGCGGCATTTGGAGATGCTGCCGGATCATTTGCTTCGATGGGGTAATAAAATTAATATATATATAAATGGGAACATATAGACAACCAAGCCAAATATTAGACGAGCGATTTAGTTCTTTCCGTAAAGGATTTCAAGAGACAACTGCTGCTCACGACGCTAGAACTAAATTAAAAGATCAGAAAGAACTTAAGTTAAAAAAAGAACAAGCTGCTGCTGCCTTAAAGAAAAGAAAGCAATATGGAGATCTGTATAGACAAAGGGAGGAAATGAAGTCTGAAATTGGAGCATTTTATGATGGTCAAGGTGCTGGTGTTGTAGGATATGATTTAGTTTATACTGAAGATGGTAAAAGTGAATTAGTTAAAGTTAGTGATGCTCAAATAGAATTATTAAAAAAGAAATATGCATCTAAAAAAGGAGATTATGATAATGATCCTAGTACTCCAGATAATTATAGAACTAGCTATGAGCTAAGTGAAAAGGAAAAAGAATTAATTAATGATCAAAAATATTCTGCTAGGAGATTAGTATATGATAAAGATAAAAATACATATCAAACTGTAGATACTGAATTAGGAGAATTTTATCAAGGAGAATTAGAAGCAGGAAATGCTAATCCATTTGGTATAGGTATTAAAGGAAGTATAGAAAATCAAATTAGAAGAAATTATCAAGTTATGGGTATGTATGCTGAGGATCCGGATAATCCTATATATATAACAGCACAACAAAATATTGAAACAGGTATTGAACAATATAATAATTTTGTAGCAGTTATGCAACAAAATTCTACAAATTTAAAAGGAATATTAGATTCTGATGGAAATTTAAATTCTTTAGATAGAGAGGGTGCTGTTTTAATGCAGCAAACCCCACAATTTATGTTAAATCTAAATGCTTCTATTGATTACATGACAGGTCATAATAAACAGAGATTTAATGCAGTTTTAAGAGATGGGCAAATGACTGTTGGTTATAGAAATCCTAGTATTTCCGATGTTAATTTAGAAATTCCTTATAATGGTTTAATTGGTAATGTTAAAAAGAAAGGATTTGGATTAGTAAAAACTACTTCACAAAAACCAGTTGATTTAATGTATGATTATCTTAAAGCTGGGGTAAAAACATTTTATCAAGCTCAAATAAGTAAAGAAAAAAATACATATTATAAAGATGGTAAAAAAATATCAGAAACACAAGTGTTTAAAATATGGGATGAGGCTAATGATAAGATGAGAGAATTTGTTGAAGATTATTTTCGTGGTTCAGATAAGGGTGGTGAAGGGAAATTTACTAAAGGTCCTAATGCTCAAAATAATTGGCAAATGTTAGGAGGAGCTAATAAAACTGGGCATATCTTTTGGGGTGAAAGTAATTTAAGTGAAGAGCAAGTAAAAGAACAACAAGACTATATGATAGAAAAAGTTATTAATCATATGCAAACTGAATATGGAGCAGATATGGGAAGTAATAAGGGGAATGTAGCTTCTACTTGGACACAGGTTTCTCAATTAGCACCTAAATCTTCTAAACCACCAAGTAGAATAGATAGAAAAGTAGATTATTATCGTAATGAAAATATTGAAATTTCTGGATTTGAAGATCAAGGATTTAAGCGTGCAAGTGGAAAATATACTTTTCCAGAAATAAAACAGAATCATGCTAGACTTGCAAAATCCCCTAAAAAATATGCTGAATTTTTAAATTATCTAGGCGAACAAAACACAGGTTCAAAGAAAAAGATAACATACTATAGTGGAGCAGAAATAAATAAAGAGCACGCTGCGTGGAACAAAACTAATAAAAAAGCTATTGATGATGGAGATGAATATGCAAAAGATACTGATTTCAACACTAAAGATGTATGGGCTCAAGGACCTACAGGTGATCCTTATGTAGTAGGTAAAAACTGGATACAACTAAGTAAAGAGTTGAAAAAAATATTGGAGATTAATAATTCAGTTTGGGATGAATTACAGATGGAGTCAGAATCTATAGATAGTACAGACGAGTTAACTAAACAAGCAAGCGCTGAAGATTTATACAATATGTTAACAACAGCATAAAATTATATACATGACAAGAATAGAATATGCTCAAACCTTAATAAACGAAGGTTTACCGAAAGAAGAATTTATCTCTTTAATGGATAAATATGACAAAGAAGATACTGATGTATTAGTGGAAGATAATAACGTGGAAAAGCCCACAGGTGTTGCGGAAGTGACTGCGAACGAAACACCTCAAGAAGAAGCAGACAATACGGAATTATACTTGGAAAATATTTCTTTGGAATCACAATCCAACCAAGAAGAACTTGAAGAATCTCTTAATCCAGAAAACTTATTAGATATAAAAGCAACAGATGGAGATCCTGAAAAAGATGGAGATCCTGAAAAAGCTACAATATATATATCTCCGACCACTTTAAGTGCTGCAGAAGCTAGAAAAAGTTATGGTGAAGATTTATGGAATAGTATAACACAAGAAATTAACACAGCTTCCGGAGAAACTGTAAACACTTACGGACTTTATAGTGGGTTAGATTCTATTCCGTGGAAGGATTCAGAAAATGCAGTAGAAGTAAATATCTTAGAAACAATTGATGTTGAGGATTTAGAGTTTTTAAATTTAGAAGAAGAGAAAAGTCTTAATGTTCCTTACTCAGCTAGAAATAAAGATGGATCTAGTGATTGGAAACTTAAATATCTTAAAAAAACAGATAAAACAAGAGCATTAAAAGAAGGAGAACAATTTGTTGATAAACAAGTAATACACTTTGATGATCCAGAAAAAAGTGGAATGGGAGCAGTTCCAGCGAAAAGTAGTGATGAATATTATTATATTCCTGTATATGAAAAACAAGGTGAAGGAGAATTTGCTGAAGTAGAAACTTTTGAAGGTTTAGCTAGACCTATTGATGCAGATGTAATTAATACTTGGAAACTAGGACCAGATCCAATAACAGAACCAGATAGCTATGCTCCAGGAAAAGGGGGCGAACTAGAGCAGTTTGAATACTCGTCTCTTGATGTTCATGAAACGTATGCAAATCCTTTATACCAGCAAGAAAAATTAAAAGAACTTACTACGACGTTTAATGAAGCGAGAGAGGAATTAAGGCGTGATCCAAGTAACCCAGACCTAAAAGCACAGGTAACTGAGTTAAATAAAGAAGTAAATATTCAACAAGGTCTGTTTAAAACATCACTTGCTAATAAACTACTATCTGATGCTATTGAATTTAATGTTCCTGCTGAATTTGGAAACTTACATATAAGTAAGTATTTTACAGAAGATAACGAAGGTAATGTAGAATTTAAACCCGCTCCTGAATATGCTTCATGGAATATAAAAAGAGAAGATTTTGATACTGAAGAAGAATACATAGAAGAAAGAAAAAATAGAAACGTTCATGCTTTTGAAAAAACTATAAATCCAAGGGAATTGGTTGGTGATATAAATAAAAATTTTGGATATCATGGTTTAGTGGCAGATTGGGATGAAGGTTATAATTATATTAGCGTATATAAAAATGGTGTATATGACTCTGAAGGAACTACATCTGGTTTAATTAATCTAGAAAAAACAGCTGAAGCTAATGGATTGAAACCTAGTGACTTTGGAGTAGATGAATGGTATCAACTGGGCGATGGTCTTAATTTTCATGCAACACAATCACAAACGGCTAAAGATATAATAAAAACAAAACTAGAAGAATTAGGCTTTTCTAAAACTGCTTTATTAAAAGAGACAGTGGCTGAAGGAGATCTGCCATTCTTTATGACTTGGGCTAAAAAAGGGGAGTATGAAAACGTAGGGAAGGGTTTAGAAAATTTATTCAATTGGATGAATGATAATAAAGGAGAACAAGCTCTAAATAGACAAACGTTTTCTATATATGAAAAAAATCCAAACAAGGAATCTGACAAATTCCAAAAGGAGTTAAAAAAGCTACAAGATAAAGCAAGTAAAAGTGTTAATACAAATGGGGCTATTGAAAAAAAATATCTTAACTCTTCTAAAAAATATATCGAAATTTATGATGAGAGGAAAGTAGCTGCTGCTGAAATTGGTCTAGAACATAATAAAACTAAAGCTAGTCTAGAAGAAATTGCCCAAGAACGCCATAATGTAAATGTAGATATCGAAAATCTTAATTCAATGCATGAAACTAAGAAGAATGAAATCATGCGTCAAGTTGAGATGTTGGAACCAGGAATAAATTATGAAAGTGAAAAAGAAATATTAATAAAGAAATTTTTTGATTGGGAAGAAACAAATTATAAACCTCAATATGAGAATTTAAAAACTACTTGGGATAATTTAGAAATTAAAAAAGATGAAATATTTGCTTCTTACGAAAGTTCTTTTGAAGAATATCAAAAACATGATGCAAAATTATTAGAAAAATCCCAAAAACAACAGTCACGTAGCACAAAATTTTACAATCAAATAGTAAATAATTTAGAAAGTGCTAACTTATATCATAACACTTTAAGTATATATAAATTTACAGATAGGAATATAGATAAAAAACTTATTCTAGCATTAAGTGAAACTGAAGGTAGAGGTAATGTTTTTACTCCTTTGTGGAATGCTTTTACAAAGAAAATTACGGAGGCAGCGGGAGGTGAAGGAATTGTATTAGCAGATTTAGGATCTTTAGTAAATGATTTATCTTGGCAAATGGGGTGGATAAGTGATAAGAAACACCAGTCAAATGATTATATGTATAATTCTGTACAAAGTACTATGTCAGGCCAAGCTGGTGCCGCAGCCAGTGTTATGAAAGATGATGCTATTGATGATACCTATGCTAAAGCATATGGGGAAAGTACTTTAGGTGGAATGTTAATATGTATTTCAGAAATGGCAGGAGCATATGTAGGTGGAGGATTTGGAATGCCAGGAGCTATTGGTTTAGGAACTGGATTTTTCTTTTCTAGTTTAACTAATTCTCAAGAAAAAATACACAAGCAAAAAGCGTCATTTATAGAAAACTATAAAAAGGCAAATGAAGGCGCTAGCACAAAACAAGCTTTAGGCGCTTTTGAAGAAGCTTTTCCTAAAAGTATGCAAACAATGTATTCTTATACTCAAGCTGCCGTAGAAGGAGTATTAAGTTATGTAGGAGGAAGAATAATGGGTGGTTCTATTAGAATAACTCCAAGAATAGCAGATGCAGTAACAAATAAAGTTTTAAGTGTATTAACTAAAAGAGGAGGTACAATAACAACTGCAGATATTAGTTTAGCTGTTAATGAAGTAATAGGTAAAAGAATGACTAAAGTTTTTAGCACCGGGAAAAGAGCGTTTGGTACTGGTATGGATGAAACTTTAGAAGAATTATCTCAAGAATTTGCAGCTATAGGAATAGATAAAGTATTTCAAGATTTAGTTGATGGACAAGTAGACTTTCAACTTCCAGACATGGAGAGTCAAGAGTGGAGAGATCAAATGGTTCATTTAGTAAAAGTAAGTTTTGGAGTAGGAGCATTAGGTGGAATATATCAAGCTTCAATAAAAACTGATAAAGTTATAAATGAAAGTAAATATGATAAACTTGATGATAGCCAAAAAGCAGAGTTAGAACTTCTTATGAATATGCGGAATAATAATTTGAGAAGTGACCGTCATTTAAATAATGCCTTAGATCAAATTAATTCAGATCTTGAAAGTGGTAAAATTAATGAAGAGGAAGCTCAAGCAAGAATAAGAAAAGCCGAAGAATTACACAAAGTACATAATGAAATAGATAATAATCTAACTGGATATTCGCAATATAAAATAGCTCAATTACTGTTGCAAAGAAATAAATTAAATATGCTATTAGATAATTTAGATCCTAAGGCAGCTAAAGGTATAGTAAATACCATAGATGAAATAAATTCTCAAATAGAGTCTATTTCAGGAGATAAAGCTAATATTAGAACTGAAATTGAAAGTACTGAAGAAGGAGTTCAAATGCAGCGAAAGTTAGGTGAAAAAATAATGGAGAGTAGAGGCGGAGGTACAATAACTTTTGCAGAAGATCAACAGCAATTCCAACAAGCTATGGAAGAGCAAAATGTAGGATTAACTGCAATTGATTTAGATGGTAATGTAGTAGATCAATCTAGTGCTGATGCAATGTATTTACGAGATGGCACCGGAAATATAATAGTTAACTTAGAAAAAATGACTGAGTTATCTTCTATTTCCGCAGTCACACATGAGGTATTACATGATATTACAGCAGATCAACTTGCTAACATGTCTCCTGAACAAAAAACAAAGTTAATTGAAGATTTTAAAACGTTTTTAAACCCTAAAGAATTAGCAGCAGTTCAAGCTAGATTAGATAAAGATTATAAAGGTGCTGGAGCTACAACAGAAGAATGGTTTAATGCTTTTCATGATGAAATAGTTGCAGGAAGAATCAAGTATGATGAAGATGTTTTTCAACGAATGGGGAAATGGATTGTAGATAATATTCTAAGACCAATTTTTCCTGGTAAATTTAAAAAAGATTTATCTTTTGAAAGTGCAGAAGGGGTTTATAATTTTATAAAAGATTATTCATTACAAACAAAAAGTATTTTAGAAGGAAAGCAAGCAGATTTTACTGGAGAAATTAAAGAAAAAGTTTATAATAGAACAAATCCACTGGCTACAGATGAAAGTATAACTACTGTAAAAGAAGAAACTATTACATTAGATGAAAATGGAGATGTTACTTTACCTACTGATGTAGCTACATCTATGAATTTAAGTATTTTAGATGAAACTTCTCAAAATAAAAGTAAACGTCAAAATAAAAGAAATGAAACTATAGATAATTTTTATAATAGTTTTGGAAGAGATAGAAGTAGAGAAGAGTGGACAAAGTTTTTGCAAACTCCAGAAGGTATAGATATCAGAAATAAAATGATAACTGAATACATGCCTGATATGATTGCTATTGCTAATCAAAAAGGATTTGATAGTCCTTTGGATGTAGCGTTTGAAGGAATTGTACCGTTAGTTAAACATATAGAAGCGTTTAATCCTAAAGCTAATAATGATTTAGCTGGTTATATAGGTGGATATTTAGGGTTAAAAGTAGGGACAGGAGCTAGAAATATACAAAAGAAAGAAGATACTAAAAGTATTGAAGAATTAAAAGAACAAGGTAAACAAATAGTTGATACAGAAACTACTAGTACTACTAAAGAAAAACCTGAACCTAGCAAAGCTTTATTAAAAGACAAATTAGATAGTAAAGCTGATGAACATTATACTTCATTATTAAGTGAAGCAGCTAAATTAAAAAAATCAGAATTACCTACAAGTTATAAAAGTACTCCTAAATTAAATCCACAAGGAACAGTGGAAATGTTTTTAGAAGACCCAAAAGCGATTTATACTAAAGGTAAAAGTAAAGGTAAAAATATAGCAGAATCTATAACTGATAAATGGTTAAATAATAAAGATCTTAATAAACAAGATATAGAAGCATTACAACCTTTTATAAATAAGCATAAAGATGCAATTATGTCTGGTGCTATTTCTGAAGGACATGATCCATCAGGTAAATCTACCGGAGTACAAAACATATTATTAAAAAGTTTATTTGACAAAGGTGCGAGTGCTAAGTTTGCTAAAACAGGTAGTAGACAAGGATTAGATTTACAAAGTAAACGTAATATAACTCCAGAGTTTGAATCTAAATTTTTAGATTTAATGGGTTTAACTGCTGCTGGTACTCCTAATATTAGAAATAAAAATAAATCTAGTCAAGCTATTAAAGCTGTTATTGATCAAGTGAATAAGATCATGAGCAATCAAGCTATTAGAGAAGTAAACCCTGAAGCTAAGAAAAGTGGGGAAGGTAAATCTAAAGTAATGCTAAGTAATAATGCTCAAGTTGTAGATAACATGCGCAGAGGTGATCTTACTCAACAGGTTGCTGAACAATTAGGGGTAGAACTAGGCGTTGTTCCAAAAGTTACGGTTACTAAAGAAGGATATTTTGCAAATGAAGATGGAAAGCAAGTATGGAGAGAAGGAATGAAGAAAGGTAAAAAAGGAGAAACTAAAACTTATAGAGTAAGAGATTGGGATGCAAAAATGCCTGGAACAGATCAAACTTATGGAGAAAGAAGAGATGAAATATTAAATGAGATTTTAGAGAAAATGCATCCAGATGCTAGAGAAATGTTTAGACAAAGTATTGGACAGCAATCTAAAGATTCTATGTACGGTAATACTGCTGCATTTGATAAGCAAATACCAAAAGAAAAAGGAAGAGGAGATACTGAACAATCTGTGCCTCCTGTAAGAAACAAATATAAAGATAAAGGTAAGCTTAAACCTACTTTCACTATAAAAGGCAAAGATGGTAAAAATAAAAAAGTTTCATTTGAAGAATTTATAAATAGTCCTGAATTTAAAAATAATGAAGCAGCAAAACTTCCTTATTTAAAACATATATTTGAAGTTATACAAGCAGATCTAAAAGATAATCCTCAAAATATTTGGTTTTGGGAGGAAGTAATTGATGATGCTCAAAACAATCAAGATCATTTTTTAAGATTTTTAGCTCCAATAGGATTTTATCCAGTTGATGGTAAAGGAAATCCTATTTTCGATCAAAAAATAGTAGAAGAACATACTCAACCTCAAAATAGAGTAGCAAAATTATTATTACAAGCTGCCGTAAATGGAAAGGTAAATGAAATATTTCCTTTAATTGAAAACACTTACATGCAAGGAGCATTATTAGATGTGGATGATAAGATGACTAAAGGAGAAGGATATAATTACATGAATAAAATGAATGAAGAGTTTTATGATATAGCTGAAGCTTTTCTAAAAGGTGATGCTACTAGTAAACAGATTCATAAAAACGCTCAAAAATTATTTGCTTTAACTAGATATATAAATGACAGGGTTAAAATAGATTTAAATAAATATAAATTCATTCCTACTGGTAAAACATTTACTGAACAAATGGGAGTAGATAGTGATATTTTAACTCCTAATATATTAGAAGCGCAACGTCAATTGATGGAAGGTTTATTAGCCGGGAAAATTTCTTTAAAAATGGCTAAGGGTTTAATAAATCAATTTATAAAATTAGCTCCAGCACAACAGAAAGCTAAATTAGAAACAGAGAAAATGCTGGAAACTACTGCTGTTTTATCTATAAATGAAGGATTAACTACTCAAGAAGTTTTAGATAAAGCTGCTAAAATAGATGAAGCTTTGAAAAAAGCTAATTCATTAAATCAACCTGTTAAAAAAATTAGAGTCTTTGATTTTGATGATACATTAGCTACAACTAATAGTAATGTTATATATAACAAACCTAATACAACTGGTAAACCATCTTCAGACTTAAAGGCAATAGTAATGGCAGGTGGACCTGGAAGTGGTAAAAGTAGCGTTGTAAAGAAACTAGGACTACAAAAACAAGGGTATAAAGTGGTTAATCAAGATATATCTTTAGAATGGGCAAAAGAATTGGTGGGATTAGACCCTAAAGAGGCGGAATACGATGCTGTTCAACGTTCTGTTAGAGGTGAATTAGGAGCATTGGCTAGAAAAATTGCAGATAAAAAACTGAATCAATATACTTCAGAGGGGAAAGGTGTTATACTAGATGGAACAGGAGCATCTATTAAGGCTACTGAAGCAAAAGTTAAAGCTTTAAAAGACAAAGGTTATGAAGTTTCTATGATATATGTAGAAACATCGAAAGAAACAGCTTTAGATAGAAATAGAAATAGAAAAGAAAGATCATTAAAAGATAAAATTGTAGAAACTACTTGGGATTCAGTTAATGCTAATAAACAGGTTTATAAAGACAAGTTTGGAGAATCGTTCTTTGAAATTGATGCTAATGAATCAGTTAAACAACTACCTACTGACGTTATCGATAATATTGATTCAAAGCTAAACGAAACAGTAAGAGGTAAAATAAGTCCTGCAGAATTTGCTGAACGAGGTGGTGAAATGGAAACTGAAGGTGCTACGTGGGATTTCTCTGAATTCTCAGAAGTAGTTGATGGTAAGAAAGGACCATTATTTAGTGTTGCTGAAAAAATTCAAGCAGCTAGAGGAACTGAAGACGTATTTGTTTTAACTGCTAGACCTCAAGAAGCTGCTGGACCTATACAACAATTCTTAAAAAGCATAGGATTAAGTATACCTATAGATAATATAACTGGATTAGCCGATAGTTCTCCACTTGCTAAATCTAATTGGATTGTAGACAAAGCAGCTGAAGGTTATAATGATTTCTATTTTGCAGATGACCATACTGGTAATGTAAAAGCTGTTAAGGATGTATTAGATGTTATAGATGTAAAGGGTAAAGTACAACAAGCTAAAGTATCTTTAAGTAATTCTGCAGATGTAAATAATCAATTCAATAAATACATAGAAGCTGCAAGTGGTGTTGATTGGTATAAAACCTATTCAGAAGCTAAGGGGAAAGTTGTAGGAAAGAAAAAAGGAAGATTTGGAATACTTTTACCTCCATCAGCTGAAGACTTCTTAGGATTATTATATTCTACTTTAGCACCAGGAAAAATAGGTGAAGGGCAATTGAAATTTTATGAAGAGTTATTATTAAAACCATATGCTGCAGCTATAGCAAATTTAACTTCAGATAGAGTTCAGTTAATGCAAGATTTTAAGGAATTAAAAAAGAAATTAAATATTCCAAAAAATTTAAGAAAAACAAATAAAAGTGGATTTACAAATGAACAAGCGGTTAGAGTTTATTTATGGAATAAAACTGGTGAAGGAGTAAATAATTTATCTAAAAAAGATTTAAAAGAATTACTTGATCTAGTAGAAAATGATCCACAATTAAAAGCATTTGCAGATGGATTATTAACTATTACTAAAGGAGATGGTTATTCAAAGCCAGGGAAAAATTGGTTAAGTGGAACTATAACTACAGATTTAATAGACATTCTTAACACTACTAAAAGAAGTAAGTATTTAGAGGTTTGGAAAGAAAATGCAGATACAATTTTTTCTAAAGAAAATTTATATAAACTAGAAGCAATTCATGGTTCAAAGTATAGAGAAGCTTTAGAAGATATGCTTAGAAGAATGAAAAGTGGTAAAAATAGACCTGCAAGTAATAATAAACTTACCAATCAAGTAATGGATTGGATTAATGGATCTGTAGGAACTATAATGTTCTTTAATATGCGATCTGCTTTATTGCAATCTATTTCTGCTTCTAACTTTGCAAACTGGACTTTTAATAATCCCTTGAAAATGGGGGCAGCTTTTGCTAATCAAAAACAATTTTGGAGTGATTTTGTTTTTATAATGAATTCTGACTATTTGGTTGATAGAAGAAAAGGATTGAAATTAAATATAAATGAAAATGAAATTGCAGATGCGGCAAAAAGTTCTAGAAATAAATCCAAAGCAGTTATTAATTATATATTAGAAAAGGGATATTTACCTACTAAATTTATGGATAGTTTTGCTATAGCTTCAGGAGGTTCTATGTTCTATAGAAATAGAATAAAGGACTTAATGAAAAATGAAGGTAAATCTCAGGAAGAAGCTGAAAAGCAAGCTATGGAAGAATTTAAAGAAAAATCTGAAGCTTCTCAGCAATCATCTGATCCAAGTAAAATCTCATCACAACAATCTAGTTTAATGGGTAGATTATTACTTCAATTTGTAAACACTCCAATGCAATATGCTAGATTACAAAAACGCGCTTTACAAGATTTAATAAACGGTAGAGGTTCTAAGAAAGAACATATAGGTAAAATTATGTATTATGGTGTGATTCAAAACCTATGGTTTAATGCAATGCAACAAGGTTTATTTTTATTAGGGTTTGAAGATGATGATGACGAAGAAAGAAAAAATAAAAAGACTTTTAATACTATAAATGGAATGATGGATAGTATTTTAAGAGGTACAGGATTTGGAGGAATGGTAATATCTGTTTTAAAAAATCTTGGAATAGATATATATGAGAGATCTCAAAAAAGTAGACCCGAATATTCGGCTGCATGGCAAGAATTACTTAATTTTTCTCCTGCTATTAGGAAAAAATTAATGAATTTAAAAAGTGCAGGATGGGAGTTTGATTCTAAAAAGCGAAGGAAAAATATTGCTAAAAAAGGTTTTGCTATAGATAATCCTGCCTGGGAGGCATTAGCTAAAGTTATAAGTACCACTACTAATATTCCAGTAGATAGATTATTTGTAAAAGCTGAAAATATACAAGCTGCATTAGCAGAAGATACAGAAACTTACGAAAGTATATTTATGCTATTAGGTTGGCCATCTTGGGATGTTAAACCAGAATCAAAAGACAAAGGCAAAAAGAAAAAAGTAAAACCACCATTCAAAATTAAGAAAAAGATTGAAATAGGAAAAAATAAACCTTTTAAATTAAGAAAGAAAATAACAATAAAATAAACCAATCAAAATGAATATAAAAAAGAGTCCCTTAAGACAAGTAAATTTACATTTATCTAAAAATTCAAAAAATAAAGATGAAAATAAAATCACCGCTGGAGGTTTTAGTGAATTACAAAAAAGAGAAGGAAATATTGGTGCTGGAGGAGCTTTAAAATTTAACTATCCAAAAGGATCTACACAATTTGGAATTGGTGGTTTTAAACCTATTACCAAAGATCCTTATTCTGATTTTAAAGGAGCTGGAGGATTAAATGTTGAACAAAGTTTTAAGTTGGGTGATAAATGGAAAGGTAGTATTAAAGGGGGGCTTAATAAAGGAATTGGGAAAAATTTTGATCTGAAAGATTTTCAATTTGGAGTTTCATTTACTAAAAAATTTTAAAAATAAATAATATAAACTAAAAAAAACAAATATGATGAAAACTTTACTAAAAACAATTTTAATATCCTTATTTATAGGATTAGGAATTATTTCAACCACCGCTCAATGCGATAATGGAAATAATATATATCCATCAACTCCATATACTCCTACGCCTAATGCTTGGAGTACTGCCTCAGGAAATAGCTGGGCAGGTGAAATAATACCAATAAACGTAAGAGCGGGTTATGAATATCAATTCTCAACTTGTGGAACTTATGGAGGTATGACTGCACGTTATGATACTCAACTATCTCTTTATGATGATAATGGAACTAATATAGCTTATAATGATGATTATTCAGGTTGTTCACTTCAAAGTTATATAGCTTGGACTGCAACATATGATGGTGTTGCTTATTTACACCTGAATGAATATAGTTGTCAATCAAATCAAACCGCTACAGAGGTAATGATATACTCTACCCCCGCAGCTGCACCAGTAGCTTGTGCTACTTTAGATTATAGAGAAGATTTTGAATCTGGCTCTAGTGATATAGCAATTACTTCCGGTATTGGTGGATCAGGTGTTATAGATGCTACTTCTGGAAATAGTAGTTTAAATGGTTTACATTTACAAGGGAACACTAGTTCTTATTGGTACACTCCATATAATACAGGTGCTGATGCTTTTAATAGCTCTCCACATCACATTGTCACTGCTTCAAGAGATATATGTGCTTCAACAGATCCTAATATAAAACTTACATTTGACAAAATGCAAACTTATACTTGGAACGTTAATTATTGTTGGTTTAGATTAACAGTTAATGGAACTCCAATTTCTGATGTAAATGGTAATATATATTTTAATGGCTCTAATAACACGTGGGCTCCAATGGAATATGATCTTTCAGCTTATGCTAATGTTGATTTTACCGTAGCGTGGGAATCATGTAATAAATATTACACAGGATATACGTCTACTGGAATGGGTGGAGATGCTGTTTATATTGATAATATAACTATAAGACAATCTGTAGGAGTTAGTCCTCCAACAACACCTGGTGTTATAGTAGGTGATGATCAACCAAACGAAGCAACTCAAAATCTTACTTACACGGTAGCAATAGATAATAATGTAGTATCTTATACTTGGACAGTTCCTACTAATTGGACTATTATGTCTGGTCAAGGAACTAATACGATAACTGCAGCAGCGGGAAACTACGATGGTAATATATCTGTAGTAGCTACTAATAGTGCTGGGAGTTCTTCTCCAAGAACAATGGCTGTAGACGTAGCTTTGATTGAGAGAAATTTTCCATATTCAGAAGGTTTCGATAATGAAACTCTTGATGGAACATCTGCTTCTTTAACTGGTTTTACTTTCGATGCTAATGGTTGGAGAAATATATCGGGTGATAATGCAGATTGGAGAACTTATTCAGGGACTACACCTAGTAGTTATACTGGTACAAGCGGAATAGATCATAGTATAGGAACTTCTTTAGGAAGATACTTGTATATGGAATCTTCATCTCCAATGTATCCTAATAAAACATTTGATTTATTATCCCCTGCATTTGATTTAAGATCAACTACGACTCCTATCCTAACCTTTTGGTTTAACATGGAAACTGATAATACAAACTCTGAATTAGCTTTAACATATAGTTTAGATAACGGTGATACATGGAGCAATGATGTTGCTTTTATGGATCATTCAGTTAGTGGTTCACCAAATGTAGTAGGAGATATGGGGAGTAATTGGAGACAAGGATTAGTTGATTTAACTTTCTTACAAGCAGAGAGAAGTGTTATGTTTAAAATAACAGGGACTACAGGCAGTACATATTCCTCTGATTTATGTTTAGACGATGTTAAATTAGTTGATGCAGTAACTACGTCAGTTGATGTTGGAGAAAACTTAACTATCAGTGCTAACTACAGCGGAGCTACTGGGTTTGTTTTAAATGGAACAGATGCTCAAGTTGTAACATCTAATAATTCTTCAATTCCAGATTTAACTATTAATAATGGTAATGGAGTTACGATTAATGGAGACTTAACTGTTGCAGCCTTAACGTTGACAAATGGACACGTTACGATTGGTTCTGGAGATGTTTTAACGACTGATGCGATTGCAGGGACATTCAGTACTAACAATCATATAATAGGGTCTGTAAGACGCACATCTAATAATACTGGAGTTAAAGTATTTCCAGTTGGTGATGGTATAAAATATAGACCTGTCTCATTAGTGCCTCAAACGAGTTCTACTAGTGACTATACAGTTATATATAATAATACGGCTCACAGTTCAGTTGACTTTTCTACATATCCTAATGGAACTCCAACAGGTAGTAATTTACATTCTATAGCTAACGGATATTTCTGGGATATAGAAAAAGGTGTAGGATCTACTCCAGCTAGAATCGGTATAGGTTGGGATGCTACAATGAATGTTACAGTGGCTAACGATATAGTTGTTGCTCATTACAATTCATCAACAAGTCAATGGGAAAATATCATGGGTGGTAACGTAGCTACTGGAACTGCTTCAAGTGGTTTAGCTCTATCAGATTATACCTCAGATTTTAGCCCATTTGGATTTGGAGATCTAAGTGGTGGTAATGTTTTACCTATAGAACTATTATCTTTTACTGGTACAGAACATCATGGAGAAGTAACTCTTAATTGGAATGTGGCTTCACAGATTAACAATGATATGTTTCAAATACATAAATCAATAGATGCTAAACAATGGGAGTTTGTAGGTGCTGTTAGAGGTAACGGTAATACTAATGCTGAATTTAGCTATTATTTAATTGATGACAAGCCTTATACGGGAAGATCATACTACAGACTAAAACAAGTGGATTACGATGGTAGAGAGGAAACATTTAAACCTATAACTATTAATGTAGAATCTACAGTTGAAGTAAACGTAAGCCCTAATCCTGCAGAAGGAGCTATATCTCTTAGAAGCAATGAGATGTTATATGGTATAACAACTGTTACAATTGTAAATGCTATAGGTAAGATAATGTACGAAGAAACTTTTGATAATAAATTCAACACACTAAAGATAGATCTTGAAAATTATGCAAAAGGATTTTATTTGTTAAACTTAAAAAATAATCAAAAAAACGAAACACTTAGATTTATAAAGAAATAATCAAGAAAAAATAAATAATATATAATATATAATATAGATGGAATTATCAAATAATATCTTGTCGAATATAACCGTGTACATGAAATATGCTAAGTATATACCAGAGTTAAACAGAAGAGAATCATGGGAGGAACTAGTAACTCGTAATAAAAACATGCACATAAAACGGTATCCAGAGTTGAAAGATAATATTGAAGAAAGCTATAAATTTGTATATGATAAAAAGATTCTACCGTCTATGCGTAGTTTACAGTTCGGTGGTAAACCTATTGAGATTTCTCCTAATAGAGTTTATAACTGTGCGTATCTACCCATAGACAGCGTGGATTCTTTTAGTGAGGTTATGTTCTTATTACTTGGTGGAACTGGTGTTGGTTACTCAGTACAACAACATCATATTAAACAACTACCATTAGTAAATAAACCTTACTTAAAAAGAAAAAGAAGATATTTAATTGGAGATTCTATTGAAGGGTGGGCTGATGCTATTAAGGTTCTTATGAAGTCTTATTTGAATGGAAAAAGTTCTAGAATAGAATTTGATTTCTCAGATATAAGACCTAAAGGAGCTCAATTAGTTACATCAGGTGGTAAAGCCCCTGGTCCTCAACCTCTAAAAGAATGTATCCTTAAAGTCACTGGTATCTTAGATCATAAAGAAGATGGAGAAAAATTGTCTTCATTGGAAGTTCATGATATTGTTTGTTATATAGCAGATGCTGTATTAGCGGGTGGTATTCGTAGAGCAGCTTTAATATCTTTATTCTCTGCAGATGACCATGAAATGATATCTTGTAAAACTGGTAATTGGTGGGAAAATAACCCTCAACGAGGAAGATCTAATAATTCAGCATGTTTAATGAGACATAAAATTACTAAAGAGTTTTTTATGGAATTGTGGAAACGTGTAGAGCTAAGTAAGAGTGGTGAACCTGGAATATATCTAAATAACGATAAAGATTGGGGAACTAATCCATGTTGTGAGATTGCTCTAAGACCTTATCAATTCTGTAATCTGTGCGAAGTTAATGCTTCAGATATAGAATCTCAAGAGGATTTAAATGCAAGAGTTAAGGCAGCAGCATTCATAGGAACGTTGCAAGCAGGTTATACAGATTTTCATTACTTAAGAGAGATATGGAAAGAGACTACAGAGAAAGATGCTTTGATAGGAATATCAATGACAGGTATAGGTAGTGGAAGAGTTTTAGGTTATGATATGGAGAAAGCTGCAGACGTAGTTAAAAGAGAGAATTCTAGAGTAGCTAAGCTAATTGGGATTAACAAAGCTGCACGCTGCACGACCGTGAAGCCAGCTGGGACGACATCTCTGGCATTAGGGACATCATCTGGTATACATGCATGGCATAACAAATATTATGTCCGTAGGGTGAGAGTTGGAAAAAACGAAAGTATATACAAATACTTAAAAGAAAACCATCCTTCACTGTTAGAAGATGATTATTTTAGAGCTCATGATACTGCTGTAATATCTATCCCACAAAAAGCTCCTGCTGGTTCAATTCTAAGAACTGAATCTCCATTTGCTTTGCTAGAACGTATAAAACAAATAGCTAAAAACTGGATAGCACCGGGTCATAGAAAAGGTAGTAACACTCACAATGTGTCTGCTACGATTTCCTTGAAAGATAATGAGTGGAAGGATGCTGGAGAATGGATGTGGAATAATAGAGAATACTATAATGGATTATCTGTTCTACCTTATGATGGTGGTAGTTATATCCAAGCTCCATTTGAAGACATATCAGCGGCTCAATATAGTGAGATGTTAAAAACCTTAGAAGAGATAGATTTAACTAATATAATAGAAACAGACGATGAAACAGATTTAGCAGGTGAATTAGCTTGTGCTGGTGGATCGTGTGAAATAAAATAAACTTAATATAACTAAAAATAAAAAGGGGACCTCGTAATGAGATCCCCTTTTTTGGTTACAGGAACTTTGGGTATGGTGCCCATTTTTCTTAGTTCCTAAATTATTAAACTGTTACTTCATGTATAGTACATGCAAATCTGTTTGGAGAAGCTTGCCATCCTTCTGCCTCAAGCTCAGGATACACATCTGGAAACGCTACAAGTCCTCCACTACTTTCTACTCCAAAAACCCAACCTTCAAAAGCTGAATCGTGACCTACCGTTTCCCAAGTACCTGACTTTAAGCGCATTCCAACCATTATACTCTCACCCTTCAAAACGTCTAGACTTTGACCTGGTTCAGCTACAAAAGTTAATGTATTAGGCCCATGATCACATAAATTAAGTGGATCTGTTACTGCTAGTCCTAGAAGATCATTTCCAGGGTCACCAGGGCCAACATATTTATATACAGCGCATTCAACATCTCCGTCATTCTCACCATCATTTGCTCCCCAAAATGTAATATATTTCATCTCCATATCAGCTTCAGCTATAGTTAAATATATTATATTCTGAAAAGAACTTATATCTAAGTTTATTGTGGAGGCTGCTACATTAAACGGTGAAAATGCTCCACCATCTCCATCACCACCACCTGATATAACTAATTTTGCTTCTCCTCCTCCTGCATCTGTAATACTCACGCCGGCACCACTAAAATTTAGTGTGCTGCATGGGTCCACTACTGGAACGTCACTTTGTTGTACTTCAATACTACCGCCGCCGCCTGCAGCTATTGCTTTTGTATTTGCGTTAATTTTCGATTGCATAGATAGCATCGCGTTTGGTCCTGTTATTCCACTCATTGTTTTTTGTTTTTTATTGGTTATTAATTGTTTGTTATTTTGTTATTAATTATTTGTTTTTTTCTTTATATAATCTTTCTATCTCTCTAACTCTATCTTCCTCATATCTCAATGCTTTTATTTGCGCATCAGATAAACCTAAACTAATTAAAGTATCAACTTGATCAGCTTTTCTTAATTTATATAATCTAGCTTGAGTAGTTGTTCTATCTTCTTTTAGTATCTTTTTCCTTTCTTTTTTCTCTTCCTTCTTCTTTTCTTCTTCTTTCTTTTTCTCTTCTTTTTTCTTCACCTTTTCTTCTTCCTTGATTGCGGCTGAAGTAATGTTACGATTTTTCTCTAAGATTTTTGTAACTTTCTTTTCATCTTTCTCATATTCTTCAAGTATTCTATTAACCCTATCTTCTTCATATTTAAGATCTTTAATCTCCTCTTTAGATAAACCTATTTCAGTGAGTATATTTACTTGTTGATCTTTCTTTAAAGCTTTAATTTCATCACCATCTATTACCTCCCACTTCTGCAAGTTCTTATGGTCTTTTTTCTCTTGTTTTCTTAATTGCTTATAATCCTCTTGCTCTTTAGCGCTTCTTAATTGCCATTCTGGCCAGCCAAGAATAGCTGCTACTCTCTTCCATGTTTCCTCGTCACTATCTAATGCAAATTTAACATTATTCATTTTTAAGATAAGTCTATCTAATGGAACATTTAGTGTAGAAGATAATACATATCCTAAAGACAACCAGGCGGGATTATCAATAGCAAATCCTTTTGATTCTATTAAATCTTTATTATACTCATAATTATTAGCAGCTTGCCTTAACTTACTTACTTTTATATCTATAGGTGGAGAAACATCTAGTTCTCTATAAGCAGCATCGGCATACTCAGGTCTTTTTCTACCTGATCTATCCCAAACTTCTAAACTTAAGTTCTTCACAACTGATAATATTCCTCCAGCAATACCTGTTCCTCTTAATATAGAATCTAACATACCATTAGCAATACTATACATTTTTTCTTTCTTAGCTTCGTCTAATTCTTCATCATCATCTCCCCAAGCCATAGCGAATATAGCTTGTTGTAAAGCATTGAATATAACATTTTGAATAGCAGCATAATACACTATTTTAGAAACATTACTTTTCCAATCACCTCTACCATTCATTAAATCTAAACTTGCTTTCTTGATTAATCTAGTATACTGCATAGGTGTATTTGCAAACGCTAATACAATTCTTCCAAGTCCACTAGCTTGTTGTTGAGAAATTCTATCAGGTCTAGAAGATTGTTGTGATTCTTCTGCGATTTCTCTGAAGTCATTAAAAGCTTTAGCTTCTGCTTCTTTTTGACTCATTCCTTCCTTCTTGTACCTATTAACTTTGTTTCTATAGAACGACGCTCCACCGGACGCAATAGCGAAACTATCAGCAAACTGTGTAGGTAAGAAACCTTTTTTCAATATATATGCTATAACTCCTTTAGCTTTATTTTTACTAGTAGCTGCAGCATCTGCAATCTCTGATTCACTAACATTAATTTTTAATCCATTTCTTCGATCAACTAAGAAGTCTGAATTCATCAAATGCATAAAATCTTTCCAATATTGTTTTTGATTAGCAAAAGCTTTACCTGCTGCAATAATATTATTATCACCCCAATTAATAAAGTTAACTGAAGATATTAACTGTAACACAGCAGATCTCATGTTAAAGAACATCACTGTTCCAACAGAGTTATTTACATAATCTAAGAATCTATTAGCTAGTCTATCACTTCCTCTAGTAGTTTTATTGTTACCAGATTTCATTCTAGTTATCATGTTCTCTAATGCCTCTCTATAATTAGATCCAAATGCAGCTTCTAGTTTATTTAAATTTTTATCTGAGAATATTAAATCAATATTATCTTGCCACTGCTTAAGATGTGTTTTTCTTTTGTTATCATTTAATACACTTATTAAATCTGTAGTTATAGTACCACTTAACCAGCTATCAGTAGGTATTGAATATCCACCACCTTTAGTTATATCAATTAATTGATCAGCAAAAACCTGTATCTCAGGATTCTTTGCTACGAATGCTTCTACTTTAGCTAAATCCGTTTTAGATAAACCAGGTATATTACTACCTTGTTTATTCCATGCATATATTCTAGCAACATTCTCGTAAGTATAACCATCAAATGCTTCTTTCCTTAAGTTCTTAGGTATATTTTTTAAAGTCTTTTTTAAAGCTTTAAAATCACCCATCATTTGAACTCTGTCTCTAGTAATATCAGCCATAGCTCTAGCATAAGGATCGAGTAAATGCTCTTTAAACCAAGCCATTTGAGCATCACCTTTTTTACCCTTACCTAATACGCGATATAATAATCCTACAAAATCCTCTGCTGATGGAGGAACAAAGAATTTAAATCTACCTTTGCTTTTACCTCTTAACTTAGCCTGTGCTGGAGAGAATTCTTTAAATGCTTTTATATTAGTCTTGTCTTCTATAATTTCGTTAAACTTTTGATCGATACTTTTACTAAATTTAATTTTAGCTTGTTGAACTTTACCTTTGACATCGATAACATCTAATACTTTTTTAACTGGACCTTTGCTAAATTTAAGTTTAGATACCGGTGGAACATGAGTTGCGAATGAAGTTTTTGTTTTTGATATTACAAATGAAGCAGCTTGCTTGCTATCAGATTCTATTTCGTGCTTCCAACCTAATTTATTTGCCCATAATTTAGTTAAAGTAGTATACAATCTAGTTCTGCTACCTTCGAACGAAGTAAAGTTAATACTATTTACTTTGTTTTTCTTTACAAAATCAACAACACCATTGGATATTATACTTAATACCTCTGCAGCATTGCCAGTACCTGTGACGAAATGATCTTTTTTTAGAAAACCATCTTTGTCTTTACGGTCTAAACCAAACGACAGCGTGTAATCTTTACTATCTACGTGTCTAGCTAAGTCTATTGTATATGTTTTACCTTCTACTTCAAAATTACTTATAAATCTAAAATCATGTTTCCTCCATTTCAGATCCCGTTTAGTATTCATGCTGAACTTAACCTTAGCTTGTTGTGTTTTACCTTTAACAGGTAGCGCATCTAAAGCATCTTGCACCGCTTCTACATTAGCACCATGATCATCTGCAAAATAGAAATCATTATAACCTTCGGCTGCTTTATCTACAATCCACCCTGATTTAGCAAGTGGAGAACTATCACCTAATCCAGTTATATTATTTATAGGTATATTTAATCCTAAACTACTTAGAAATTCACTAATAGGCCCAGCAGCTTCTTGAGTTCTAGCAGTTAAAACAAATACATCTTCAGTTCCTCTAGCTGCTTGAATTTTTTTAGCAACTTCAAATAAAGGTCCTTTTTCACCATCAACAACTTTATTAAACTCAGAAAAATCCCATGTAACGCCATCAGCTTCCATCTGAGTACCTTTACTAGCAAACTCCGCAGGACTTATTTTACCTCTTATCGTTTCGTTTAGCTTTGAATTAACTTTGTTAATAATTTCAGAAGGTAATTTTTTAATTGATTCATTAGCATCGACTTCAAAAAATGATTCTCCAAATTTACTCTTGTAAGCTTGTTTATTAGCGTTAACAGAATTCCAAGCAGTTTCTACAATTTTATCTTTTAATGATCTTTCTTTTCTATTTCTATTTCTCTCTAAAGCTGTTTCTTTCGATGTTTCTACGTATATCATAGAAACTTCGTAACCTTTATCTTTTAAAGCTTTAACTTTAGCTTCAGTAGCTTTAATAGAAGCACCTGTTCCATCTAATATAACACCCTTTCCCTCTGAAGTATATTGATTTAATTTTTTATCTGCAATTTTTATAGCTAATGCTCCTAATTCACCTCTAACAGAGCGTTGAACAGCATCATATCCCGCTTCTTTAGCATCTAATCCAACTAACTTTTTAGCCCATTCTAAGGATATATCTTGATTAACTACTTTATATCCTTGATTTTGTAATCCTAATTTCTTTATAACAGTACTTTTACCACTTCCAGGTCCACCTGCCATTACAATTGCTTTTAAGTCTGAAGATGGTTTACCAGTTGTATTAGGTTTGTTATAAATAACATTACTTTTAGTTTTAGCTAATGTATCATCAAAATCAAATACTCTAATCTTTTTAACAGGAGCATTAGGATCTCTAGCAATTTCTAAAGCTTTATCTAGTATACCAAGTTCTCTTATAGTTTCAGCATTAGTGGAGGATTTAGAAAATTTAGTTACTTTACTTTCCTTTACTACAATTTCGTTTTTATGAGTAGCTTTAGTTTTTTCTACTAACATAGGTAAAGTAGAATCAATTAACTTTTTAGAATCACTTTTAGAAAAATTAGTTGTTTCCTGTTTATTAATTACTTCGCCTTGAAACTCTATAATATCTGGAGAAATTTTAACGCCTTTAACATCAACATTAAATACGTCTGCAATACTAATATTTCCAGCTAATATTATATTATTTGGATTAATACCACCATTATTAGTAGCTACATTTTCATTAAAATATCTAGCCCAAATATTATCAGTAATTTTCCATCCCTCAGGAGTTTGTTCTTTATAATCAAACTTTTCTCCATTAGGTTTAATACCTACTAATTTATCATCACTTTTATTTAGCAAAGCTCCTTGAAAATAATTATTCTTTATATTATCAAAGTTTTTGTTTACTGTACCCGCAAATGCTTGACCAAATAAATATTTACCAACAATAGAAGCAGGTAAAGTATGTTCTTGAGTATAATTTCCAAAAGCATAACCTTTTTCATAAAATTTCCAGGGAGCAGCTTTTCTAATAAAATGATTTTGAGTATAACTAATTGAAGATAAAGTAGCACCTACGAAAGCAATTCCTTCTGGAGTTTTCATTATTTCCTCGAACATTTCAAATACTTTCTCTAGACCTTTTATAGAGTTTTCTTGACGTTTAATAAATGCAGGATCATTTAAAGCTTTTTCTAAAGGTAGTTTTTTGCTTAGAGGATTTTCTTTCTTTAACATGTCGTTAAAGATTTCAGATTCTTTTGCAAATTCCCCTCCTTCTTTTTCTACATTATTTATCCAAGCGTCAGCTTCAACTACATTTCTAAAAGGTAAGTTACCTTTGTACCCTCTTAATGATTCTTCAGAATAAACTTCAAATCCTTCTGCTTTAATTTTCTTTAATAAAATTTTATCAGCTTTATTTAAAATAATATTTTCTGAAGTTCCCTGTAATGATCTCCAAAAACTTTTAGGTAACTTGTTAATAAGTCCACTATCAACAGCGAATTTTAAGAATCTTTTACGACCTTCGGGAGTTCTCATATCTATACGCTCTATACCACTCTTTTCTAATGCTTTATCTATAATCTCGTTCCAATTATTGTTTTCATTTGCAAAGTCTCCAGGTAATATTTCTCCACTAAAATTTTGTTCTTTTATAAATTCATTTAATTTAACTTTAGCATTTGCTGATTTACTAAACTTAACACCTCCTGGTCTAGCTATTATATCTTTTACTTTAGGTTTACCTATTTTAGATTCTTTTTCTGTAATACTTTCTGATAAATCAATTGTCTCTTCTTTTTTAATTTTACCTTCTGGAGTGTAAACAGGTTGTACAGGATTATCTACTATCTCATTAAATTCATTTTTACCTAATACTTCTGCAAAAAACTTTGGTAGTTTTCTTTTTAAAACATCTTGTCTTATATTCATTAAATAATCCGTCACTTGAGCTGGTGTAGGATTTAGTGTTTTCCATAATGTATTACCTGCAGTTAAAGATGTTGATTCAGGGATTCTTCCTTCATCAATAGCTTTTTGTGTTTGTGTAGGATTCATTTGCTCTATTTCCATTTCATAGAAAATATCCCAATTAGATCTTCTCATTACAGCAGGATCTACTTTGTTTAAAGCTATTAAATCTTCAGCAAATTTTCCAACAAAAGTTTTCATACCTTTTTTATTAGGCATTATATCATAAATCCTTGCCGCAGTAGTGGCAGACATGTGATCTACAAATCCTTTAAAGAATTTTTTAGGATTATCCATTGATGCTCTTTTAGGACTTCTTAAGTAATTTATTATATCTCTTTTAACTAAATTTTCTTGAGCTGTAGTTAATCCTAATTTCTTAGCAATTTTAGAAGTTTGAGGTTTTATCTTTTTTAATCTAGCCTTCATTAAAGCTACATCAGTAGCATCTTCTGGACTCATTTCTTGAGAAACTAATCTTTCACCTACGGTGACTTTACTATCTTCGCCACCTACTTTACGTTCAATAGGAGTTGTTTTAGGTTTTTTCTTGTTTATATTCTGTATATCTCCAGCAGCAAAATTAACTATAGCTTTTTTACCAAGTAACCACCCAAATAAACTATTTTTAGAAGCATCATATTCTGATTGATATTTGTCACTTATTTTTCTTTTAACATCTCCAATAAATTTTGGATTCATATCTAAGTAAGCAGAGCTTACAGTTTTACCTATTGAACCATCTAATGTATTGGCTTGTTCTATTTCCATCAATCCATCCCAAAATTCTGGTGCAGGATCTATAATGTATTTTCCTGTCTTTTCAAAATCTGGTGCTTTTTTACCACTAAATTCTTCTTTAGTATTGAATTTTAGATTTTCAGCAGGTCCAGTAATTTCATCAAAAATTTCTTTAAGTTCAGTTTTTGAATATTTAGCTTTAGATTTTCTAGTTGTTTTCTTATCTTTAACTTTAGCTTTAGCTTTAGGTTTTTTTACTTTATACTTTTGTGGTCCTCCTAGAAAAGATTTATTATAGTTCTTTAAAAATTCAAATGCTCCCTCTGGAGTGTTTAACAGCTCGGCATTTATTTCTTCCTTGGACAATCCTAATTTATATTTAAAGAAGTCACTTAGCATGTCAGCTATTTTCTGCCAAAACGGTCTATTTTGTCTTTCGTATTTTAAATCATTATCATTAATAGCATCACTAATAGTAGTAAAAACTTCTTGATTATAATCGGCTTCAGTATAAGCTCCACTTTCTACATCTTTTCTATAACTAGCTAATCTTTGTTTTATATTAGCCCAAGTTCCAGAGGATATAGCTCCACCTGTATCTTTCAAGCTTTCAGCTTCCATATATGTTTCTAAAGATCTAGCTATTTCTGCAACTTGTCCTTCCTCTAAAACATTGTCTAAAATAAAATGAAGAGTTTCGTGCCTAAAACCTTTTTGACCAGTGAGATTTTTATTATTTCTATCTTCGACCATTTGCTCCATAATATTTTTTCCAGAATATAGAGTAAACTGTTTACCAAGATCTTTAGAAGTAATAGCATGAGTTGCCCCACCCATTAAATCTGCTGCGTAGCTTTCTACATTTTCATAAGTAGGAGCTGCTTCTACACTTATTCCCTCTGCTTTACTTCTTTTGATGATATCTTTGTTTTCATCTTCCATCATCTTTGTAAGAATTTTTTTAGCCTCAGGATGATTTTCTAGCTCCTCTATATTATCTATGTTAATACTTTGTAAATTATCAATACCAAGTGATTCTAATACTTTATTTACAGCATTCATTTCTTGACCTATGGTTTTCTTATAATCACTCGTTAAAGTGATGGGAGATTTAGGTAAAGAACCTTTAGTTAATATTGCATCAATTTCATTCGCGATTTCTATACCAAAATTTTTATCTCTAATAACACCATCATCAATTAATTTTTGCTCACTTAACAAATTAGCTAAACGTTGTTTGATTTTATCGTTTCCAAATATTTTGTTTTTAATACGACCGGTAACCCCTGTGCTATTTTTTATTTTATTATTAACAGCATTGTTAATTATAGCATTTTCTATAATTTTATTACCTTCTTCTTGTGTAATTCCTTTGTTTGGATCTTTTTTATTTTCTTTTACTAATTGATTAACAAACTTTGTAACTCTATTTACACTATGATTTTCTTTAACCATAGTATTTAAATCAGTCAATCCTATCGCAGTTTTTTGTGCATTATCAAAAAGTGCCTTATTTATAACTTTAACAGCAATACTACTGTGATTCCCAAACTGACCACCAATCATTTCGTTAACAACTTCAGTCATTTGAATACCTTCTCCAGACACAACTTGGGCTGATAATTCACCTAAACCTTCAAAAACTGGATCAATAACTGTTTTGGCGGCTATATGCGTCGCTACTTGCCTTAAAGGACTAGCTAATGGATTAACAAATCCTCCTGCAACTTTACCAGAAACCACATTCATAAGACCAATAGGAACACCTCTATATATTCCCAATGTAAATGCTTCTTGTAGCATATCTTTACTTTTCTGTGTTTTACCACTTAAAACTTCTGCTATTTCATCTGCATTAGTCATATCAACACCTTCACGATTCATTACTGTTGAATAAGCACCTCCTGCTTCCATAGCATATCCTGTAGTTGCAGACCAAATGTTCATCCCCATTTGAGCACCTTTAATAAATCCTGGAATTGCTCCAACACCCGCTCCAGTAGCACCTATACCAGCACCAACAGCTCCACTTCCAACAACTGTAGGGATAAGAGTTTTTCGTCCAGTGCTAGCAAATTGAGTCATTGAACTTAACCATAAAGTAGAAAATATTTCTATAGGATTTTGCTTTAACAATTCCATTTGTTCACCCACTGTTTTGGCATTAATGTATTTTTCATATACTCTCGTGCTTAAAATTCCTTGTGAATAAGCGTTTTCTAATGCAATTTTTTTAGAAACTCTAGCTAGTTCTTCAGGATCAGACATGTCATTAATTCCAAATGCGATTTTAACAAATTCTTCATTAACAACTCCTTGTGACCAACCTTTTTTAGCATCGTTTAAAAGTCCATAAACAGCACCTTCTACATATTCGCCTCTAACTCTCTCAACGTCTCCAAAGTTCATTATTAAGCTCAGATTATTAGCTTTTTCATTCAAATATGCTTGCTTAGTAGATAAAGTTTGTAATTTTGATAATTCAGCATTTATAGGTGCTGCTTTTGTATTATACAATTCTTGTGATTCTGCTATTAAAGCATTAATTTGATTAACTTCTTCTTCCGATTCTACTTTATATCCACTTAATTTATCAAATCCAATTCCATTAGTAATATTCTTTAATCTATCATCTATATCTTTTTGAGCTAAATCATATTCTTGCATATACTCTTCCAACTCTACACCACCGGTTTTTGTTGAAATATCTTTTTTTATTATTACAGCTTCATCTGTTATTGCTTTATTTTCTTTTACTATTTCTTCTTGAGATTCTAATGCAGCTTCTTTAATAACTTCATTAGACTTAGCTTCAACTTTAGCTGCACGATTTTCTTCACCTTGTAAAAGTTTACTATATTGAGCTCGTTTTTCAGATAACTTTTCTTTATATGCATCAAAATATTTTACTTTTAACTTTCCATTTTCATCAAAAAGATGTGGGTGGGTTTTTTTAGCCGCTTCTACGAACGGCTCAAGTTCTTCATATGACGCTCTGCCTCCTAAATCTTCACCCATAAAAGGTATATCCCATGGATTTTCATTGAACTTTTTGCCTGTATCTTCTAATACACCTCCAACAAATTTTGCCACTGATTCAGGTAGCCAAGGTAAATTCGCTGCTATTGCGCCTTCTGCTACTTTACCAACCATTGCAGCTTCTACATTACCAATAGTACCTTGTACCATATTAATAAATCGCATTTCGTCATTAATATATTCAGCTTGTTTTTGTATTTTTTTAAATTCCTTATAATCTAATCCTTCACTGGCAAATACTGTTGTTTTAAAATTTTCTAAAAGTGGATTTTCATCTGCTTCTTTTTGAATCTCTTCAGCGGTCAATTCAGATATATTTTTAACCTTACTTGTAGACATGTTTCTAAGCACCTCTTTAAGATCTAAATCTGTGTCACCTAAATATTCTATAACTTCATCTTTCTTATTTTCTTGTATCCAAGCTTTCATCTCATTTAGACCTTCACTATCTACAGATCCAAAATTACCTACACTAAATTCCTTTTCTTTAATTTTACTTGGATCAGATGATACTGTTCTTACAGTTATATAATCACCCATTCCAGATTGCTCAAAAGTAAATCCATATTTACTAAATCTTTCACTAAGAGATTTTTCAAATATTTCTTCTAATTGAAGAGCTTGATTTCCTGGAAGTAAACGAGGTATTTCTTCCGCTTCTTTATCTAATTGAGCAAAATCAGTTTCTAATTTATCTTCTGGATCATCAATAAGAAATTTATCAACATCAACTTCTTCTACTTCTTCTACTTCTTCTTCTTTTACAACTTCTTTTCCTCCTTTTAATGTTAAATCATTAGCAGCTAGTAAATCATCCAAAGAAACATTGTTATCTTCAGCAGTACTTGTTAATTCCTCAACTGACCATTCTTCTCCCTTTGAATTAATGTATAATTCTTCAGTTTCTATATCTTCAGCTTCTTTTAGTATTAAATCATTTGCTTCAATAAGCGCTTCTAATGTAACATTATTAGCTTCAGCTTCGCTTAATAGTTCACTCTCCAACCATTCTTCCCCGTTACTAGTTATATATATACTTTCTTCTAATACAGCCATTATTTTAATTTCTTAGATTTAACTTTCATTTTACCACCACTCTTTCATTAGAAATGCCATAATTGGATAACCAACAGCCATATCAATTTGATGTAAAGCTTTTCCTCCGGTTCCTTCGTAAACTTTTGTTGTCCAATCCTTGTCTTTAGAATTTTTTAATTTATCTAATTCTGCTTTCTTTTCTTTTGTAAGTTTTGAAATTTCTTCTTTTCCTAGATTTACTATTTGATCTTTAGTCATGTTTTTGGTTTTCTTGACTATTTTATCTTGATCTTCTTTCGTAAAGTAATTTCCTGTAGTGGTTGGTTTATTAGCTGGTTGTCTATCCTTATAGCTGGGTTTATCTCTTGTATCAATGCCAGTTGAGCCCGTAGGAAGAACATCTGTATCCTTACCTTTTGGTATATTAAGCTTTGTGCGAGTGTCGTCTGATGCTTTTACTTTACCACCTTTAGTTGAAGATGCTTTACCTTTTTTCTGCTTATGACTATAGCTACTATCCCATGTATTGTCAAATATTTGTGCCAAGTAATCATCATCTGTATATTGTCTAGATACGTCTTCAGATGGGTAAAGAGAAGCCCATTTACTTACCCCACCGTCGGCTAAGAAACTATCCATGTAATTTCTACCAAGCTCATCGTTTAACAAATAATCTCTTGCTAAATCTCTATCTAATTGACCATTTACTAATAAAGCTTCATTTTCTTCCAACTTTCCAAACATATCTTCCACTTCTTTATAATCCTCTTGATCAAACTGTTCATTAGTTATAAAATATTTTCCATCAGGACTTTCTGCGTGATTAGTTGCCCACGCTGTTAAATCTGTAGAACTTTGAGCGTCAAACTTACCATCAGTAATAGTACCTAAAGACATTCTAGTATTTCCACCTGGATCTATAGTTATATATAAATTATCTAAATTATCATCTGTCATAGCATCTAACATAGCTATTATTTCTGGATTTCTCTGCATCTCTGGGTCTTCTAATAAAGTACCAACTGAATTAGCTCCGCCTTCGATTCCAGCTTGTTTTGCTTTTTGATATTCTACACGTGCAGCTTCCCAATTAGCAATATCTGTAGTAAATTTATCTACTTTTTGGATATAAGAATTAGTAAGTTCAGTTATCTCTGATTCATCACCTCCTTCAGCTTGTATTTGAGATATTTGATTATTTAACTCTGTGCCCCAAGTGTTAAATATACCATTTATTTGATCATCAAATTTAACACCTTCTTCAGCTCCTCCTTCTTTAGTTCTACCGTATACTCCTTCTCTAAACTTATCTGTTGTTTTTTTAGCGGCCATATATGCTGCATCAGATCTTCCTTTGTTAACTCTTTTAGATTTATCTATAACCTTTTTATAAGCAGCTTTTTCTTTTTGCTTTTGTGCTGTAAAAGTATCTAATCTATTAGTAACATCTCCCATCCATTTAGCAATTCCTTGAGAAATGATAGCGTATCTATTATCTATAACTTGTTGTGGATTTCTATAACTCATATTTTTATTTATTTATCTAATTAAATTGGGCCATTAATGCGGCCGCATCTGATACTGACCCTGTGAAATCTGAAGGATTTTTAGGAGTCTGACCTCCTACCCCTTTACCTCAGCATGCCCGGCTATTCCAGAACTTACCGAACTAGTGGCACTAGTTACACCACTCATCATAGCTTGTGTAGCTTGTGCTCCATATGCAGCGGCTTGTGCTTGAGCATTTTGTTGCTGTCCAGATAATCTATCCAATTGTACCTTATCTCTACTTTCTTGTCTGCCCCAAGCTCCAGTTTCTTCTGCTATTGCAGCTTGTTCTAAATTCATTTTTTGTTGGGCTGCACTTGCTTCACCTTCAGCTTTAAGTTTTTGATTTTGTACTTCTTGATTTTCTAATGATGCTCCAACTTGAGCTTTAGATGCAGCAGCCATTCTAGCTAATGCGGTTGCTCCTCCAGCTCCACTACCACTCTGATTTATTTGATCTAGTGTATTAGCTAACGCTTGATCTGTTTGCTCTATTTTTAAGTCTGAAGCTTTATTAGCTACAGCTAAATTAGCATAAGGATTAAACACTTGATCTTTCATTGCTCTAATCTTTCCAGATTGATCAATAACTGGTTGTCTGTTTTTTTCTAAAGCTTCTAGTTTCTTTTTAGCAGCGCGCTCTTTAGCTAGTTGTTTTTTTTCTTTATTTTTAGCTTCAATAGCTGTATATGCTGCTGATCCAAGAGCTATTACTCCACTAACTATACCTGTTACTAATCCAGTGGCTAGTTTTGGTCCATGTGGTTCTATTAGTTCTGCAAGTGGACTATGCATTATTTCAATTATATCTATCATAATTCTTTATTATTAATATATTCTTCATATTCTTCTAAAGTCAAAGAACATATATATGACTCTATTTCTTCTAAGTCTCTAGTATTTGTTGGATTTTTATGAACATTTATAAATACAGAATCTTCGTGAGCTTGTATAACTCTTCGCGCTCCAGGTAACGATTTAACATAACAAGGAGCAATATAATCTTGTACTCCATACTTGTCTGCTATAGTGATACTACCTTCTAAAAGAAAACAAAAGTGCTCATGTTTCCATATAGCTCCAATAACCATAGCATCAGCATGTATGTCCATTCTACGCATATATATACTATCTGTAAATTCATGAGTTATTTTAGCAAACTCTGCATCTGTAACAAGATGTTTACCATCTCCTACAATATCTTTACCATCAGCCATACTAAGTAAACCGTTACATAATTCTGTTATTTTCTTTTGTCTATCTATTACTAAAGCTGTTTCTTCCATTATATTTAATTTAATAAGATGACATTACGTAGTTAGATGATACTGAGAATAATTCTTTAGCACCACCAACATCTGTTGTATCATCAATTTTGAATTTAACTGTAGTAAAATATCCTTTAACTCCACTCATACTTGTACCAGATATTACTTCACCAGGTCTAACTGCGCTATTATTAACAATATTAGCTACATATCTATTTTCTTTCCTATTAAACCCTGCGTGCTTACTAATACCATCCCAATCTGTATAAATTCCTTCCTCGTAACTTAAGATTGGATCAGCGTTGTCTTGGTATGAAACCTGTGAGCCTATGGTTGTATACTTTTGAGAACTGGATGTTATTGATTCTACCTCCCAACCATTATCACCCTCGTAAGCTATAGTATTAAAATTCTTTTTGACAGATGGACTAGGATTAAATATAAATTCAATATTAGACTCTCCGGGTATTGTTTCACCATAAAACTTACCGTGATGATTAGCACCTATAGCTGCATAATGCTCATATATTTTATTATCAATAAAACTATAAAACTTATTTTTTAAACTACCTAAAAATATAGGTTGATAACTATAAAAACTTGTCCACCCCTGTATGTTTTCATCAAAACTTAAAGTCTTGAAAGTTTCTTCTCTTTCCTTTTTATCTTCAATTAATTCTGAAACTGATCTTGGAGACGTTTGTAAAGATGTAGTATAATTTCTCCCATGAATATCCCATCCACTATATATCTTATCTCTTTTATATGTTATAAAATTAAATCCAGTAATGTTTCCTAAAGTAGCATCAACCACATAATCTGGTTCTATAGAAACTGAAGTTGCACTAACTATATTTGTTACTGTAGATCCAGTAGCATGAACACCAGTGTCATATACGGCTTCTATTTGAGAACCTACATCAATACCGCTAGTATCTGATATAATTAAAGTGGAATAAGTTCCTACTGGTATTGAAGAAGTTGGTTTAATTTTTCTAGCTCTTAAGTTATCAGAGATGGTTGCTAGTTTGTCTCTAAAATAATCTCTCATACCATAAGATGATATTTCTGTTATACCGTCTCTAGACAGCCTTAAAACAGCAGATCGATCCTTATCTACAAAGTATTTTCTATACCCAAACATTCCAAAGGATTCTGGATTTCTACTAATTCCATATTCTCCTAAATAAGGCACTAATTGCCCTATAACACTAGATATTCCAGCAGCTTCTTGAGCACCTTGTTCTCCAGAATATATAGTATTTTTATTTATTAAGGCTTTATGAACTTTGTTTTCTTGAAATACTATTAAATTAGTATCTTCTGCAAAAAGTTTTTGGATACTACCATGAACAGGATCAGCATCTTTAATTATATTTTCACTTATAGAAAATACATTAGTATTATTTATACCGGTTCTATCGTTAATTACTCCAGAAAATATTAAACTATTAGTTCTATCTGTTTTTTTAGGATTTTTATCAACTGCATAAGCCCTAACCCCAAGCTCCATAATAGCATTATTGAAACCACCTTTAATTCTAGATTCTTCTAAATACCAATTAACATATTCTTCTAAACTAGGATCTCCACCACCCCATGGAAAGGCTGGATAATTTACTATGTCGCCAGTATCTGTTATAACTGTAGGGGTCCATGGTAAACCAGGCCAACCCCCTTCTTGACTTGGAGTTGTTGTTGTTGATTTTTCTACAATCTTCCTTAAAACAAAAGAGTTAAAATATTTTACTTCTATACGTGCGCCCATAACTAATATTATTACTTATTTAATGATTGTTTTACTATGTTAAAATAACAACAAAGTCTAAATCTGTAGATAGTCCATTTCCTGAGGCATCAGTAGCTATGATTTTAAGATCATATGCTTTCCCAACCGTGCCGCCAGAGTTTTTAGAAAATTCCACATCACCATTAGATAAATTATTCAAATAAAATAAACCATTATAATCATTATCTAAAGCAAAAGTTAAACCTTCAGTTTTTAAACCATTTGCAGGAGTATCGTAAGAACCATTTATAGCGCTGAAAACGTGTATTAAACTAGCTCCAGTTGTGGCTGTTAAACTACTAGCGGTTACTGAAAAAATCGATGCAGGAACAACTATTCTAGCACTCCCGTTTTGTTCATAAAAATTTTCACTAGTATTGAAAAAAGCTTTACCATAAGCTAATTTACCATAGTCTGCATTACCCATCATCGCACCTATAATTCCTATTTCTAATTGCTCTCCAGCTACAAGAGACAAATTGTTAATACTAAGTTTATAATTAGCCCCATCTGGTCTAGCGATACCACTAACCCAACTCCATCCTTTAGTATATCCTTGAATATTTCCATAAGTATTCCAACGGACTCCTGTTGTTCCGCGGTGATAACCGTTTGTATGGATTCTATCATGATATGATAAAGCAATCTGCTCTTGAGCAAGATTAGCACCACCTGATTTTTTTATATAAAGTTGTCCAAGGATGTTGCTGCAAGCCTGTAATCCAGGGCTATAGTACCAAGATCCAGACCACACCTGCCATTCTCCGTGGATTGTAGTATTTAAACTTACATCATATATACCAGTTTGGACACATGTATAAAGCCCGGTGGTAGTGTTATATGCATTGTTGTGATCAAATACTTTGTTAGTATGTTTAAAATATCCAGAAGTGTAAGGCGGGGAGACTGTACTCCAATTTGGGAGCACAAAATAATCCGCCCACGCGGAGGTAGGTGACGGATCGTCCGCTATAAATCCATCTAACATAGTTGTTGTAAATGCAGGTGGTATATTTTCAAGTGTGTAAGGACCTAATGGTAAATCTCTACTTATATAAACACCATCTATAGGAAATGTTGGTCCAGGAACTTGGATATTAATATTAAAAGTAAATTCACCTTTAGTATTATTATCAACGTCACACATAAAATAAGAGTTGGTTTCAATTGAGAATGACTGATTAGAGTGATTTACGATAGTAAATTCACCCGTTCTATCTACTCCTGTTGGTGTCGTGCCATCAATAACAGAGAGTAAAGTAGCATAATTTGGCCCATTTATTGCAGATCCATCAGGTGCGCGAGGTATTATTGCGGTTGGGGTTATATCAGTCCCTATATCCATGTTTTCGTTATGATCCCATATAATTACTGGTTGTGTATATCCCATAAACCCTTCAGGTGTTGTAGTATCTCCCTCTATAATGGCAGCATTTAATTCATCTATTAATCCATTGGTAGAAGTCTCCCAATAAATATCTAATTTACTTTTTAGTGGTTGAGTTTCATATACAGCTAGTGAAGGCGCCATTTTTCCATCTGATAAATTATTTGTTACAGTTAAATCAAATTCATATAATCCATCACCAGCACCAGAAATTAAACAATCAGGAATGGTAATTCCGATAGCAGGAAGTACACTAGGCCAACCTATACCAATATTAGCTATAGACAAGTTACCGGTGCCGAGATTCAAATCACCGTTAATATCAATAGTAAAGCCAGATACTGTAAAACCTACAGATGGAATAGTGCATGGTACGTTTTTACTTCCATCCTTGTAACCGCTCCCTGGTCCCCCAGTGTCACCAATAGCAACAAACTTAAAAACCCCAGATTGTGGATGTGGCCCTGTTATTCCTGTTTGTATTTCAGTCCCAGAAGTAACAGGAGCTGATACATTTACCTTTGCCACATATGGATTGTTTTTATATCCATAAAAAACGTTTGCTGAATTAAAAGGTATTATAGCCGAAGGATCCCATAATCCCAATTCAGATCCTGTTCCTACAGTAGTAACAACATCTAAATTAGTTCCTGGATATGCTTGATGAGTTGTAGTATCGGTGTTTAATAATGGAGCACCTCCGCTCGTATCTGGAACAGCGTTGTTTAATCTTAATGATAATTTAACACTAGCATTAGTTATTTGACTACCTGAATCTAAATCTCTCTTTCTGTCTCTTTCTTTTAATAATCTCTCACCTTCTTTTGAGAATGGATCGATAGTAAAATCTAATCCACTACTATCTACGAATTGATAATAACTTGGGTCCTCTTGAGCACTAGGTCTACCTGTTCTAAATGTTGTTTGATTTGGACCAACTAAAGATAAATCTCTAGGGACTTTGTTTATGTTATCACCAGCCAATACAAAGTGGCATATAGGTTCTTCTTCTGAAGCTCCGGTTGACTTAGCCTCACCATCAATGTAACCGTTTAATATTCCTGGAAAATATATATTATAATAATCTTGTTCCTCTTGTTTAACTACTATTTTATAAGTATACCAACCAAGGGGGTTTGTTACAGAATCATATAAGCCAGGTTCGCCGGTACCACTATTTTTTGTAGAAGAAATTGTATCCCAAAATTGTAATTCTAAAGCATCTCCATCCCATACGTCATTACTACCAGTTACTGGGTCAGGTCCATATAAACTACCTGTAGGATAAGTTGAAAAAGGATCTTTTTTATAATTATGAAATATAGTTGAGCCTTTCATTAACTGTGCAAATTGACTATCATCTATAGAAGATAATACAGTACTTGATTGCCTACCGTACCTGTCAGATAATACAATACCTACTTGATAAGTTCTATTTTGTTTTAAATTTTGATTTTGATATTCTATTTGCGTATTAACTTCTTTTTCATCAACACTTAAAGAGTATGATATCGAAGTTGGTGGAGTAGGTTTATCAATGTAATTGCCATATACTATTCTATTACCAACTAATTCTTGAGATAAAGCTCTAACTGGAACTTGATCATGAACTCTTAATATTTCTTTATCTGGTAAAGTTTTCCAAGGTTTAGTAGAAGCGTAACTATAAGTTAAATAAGTGGATTCAATTAAACTAAGCTGATCCTGGGTTATAGTATCAACCACTTTTATAGTATTTTGACCAGATTCTTTATATAATATGTCAATTTCTGTAATTTTCATATCATCAGGTATATTTTTCCAAAAACCTGAATGTCCTAAATTTTCCTGAGGTGATTTTATTATCAATAAAATGTCATTTATTTTATTCTGCATGATATCTACTTCAGTACTTTTATAAGATTTAGTATCGTCATTTTCTAGAAAATAACCATCTTGCTTAGGCACAAAACATGTTTGTGTAAACGGAGCTATTAAAGAGTATTCGCCGTCGTCAAATTTAAATCTATAACTAAACCTAACGAATTTGTCTTTTAAATATTCTGGATTACCTCTCCATGAAATATCTCCAAAAGGTCCTAATGGATTACTAACGTAGGGTTGTCTATAAGGGTTTGTTGTAGTTCCATTTGGTAAGAAATCACTAACAACGTCTTGCATCATACTTTGAACTTGTGTTCTAAGCATTAAAAATGCCCCACCTACGGGAACTAATCCCGGGATTAACTGAATAACAACTTGATCTAGATCTTGATAACCAAATCCTGGGTTGTTTATATTAAATGCAGTTATTTGCCCAGTACCATCTACAGCCGTTACATCGATGGTTAACCCAGTTCCATTATCACTACCAGACGTGTTAGACGTGGGTAAATTCATAGCCGGAAGAGTAAGACCACCATACGCTGTGCCACCAGTCGAAACAAATGTAGCACCAGTAACTCTTTCAGCTACTAAATCTATAGTTTTATGTGGGTAATATTTAGATACTGAAATTGTATCTTCTGTTGTATAATAAGAATTGTTAGCTAATGCACTTGCTATATTAATCTTTCTAGGTTGATTTCTATTATCTGTCCAAAACAATAAATCATCTATCATATTAACCCCATATACTTCATGAGTTTTAGAAAAATTTAAAAATCTTCCAGAAACAACAATGGAACTTACTGAGTTTAGCACATCATAAACACCGATATAGTGTTCAGCTCCAGTAGGGGAGAAGTTAGATAAAGCATCACTAGAGGTATCTGTGTAATTAGTCATGAAAACTATTATACGATCGTTCTTAACATCCATAAAATGACCAATTATCTCAACATTAGGCATGTCAATAGGTCGGTCTAAAGTAGTTAGGAAATTACTAATTAAATTATTACCTAAAATATTTTCAAGAGCACCAACATCTTGACCTTCAGACTTAGCAACCGCTATATTTTGAGCATGTCTGTATTCTCCTGCAGGTACTAATCTATCGTCTAAGTCTTTATTCATCTTAGACTTTATAAAGTTATTTTTTGCTTCTGCCATTGAACTCTAGTTTTTAATTATTTTAGATTTCCCCCTCATTATTTGAGTAATTTCTTCTAATTTAATATTTGATAATCTAATCTTTGCATTTCTAAGAGCTGCTCTTCTATCTATTTTAAATCTTCTAACTATGTATTCTTGAACACCAGATCTACCAGCTAATATAGAATAAGCAATATGCATATACATAGCTTCTTCTGCCATTTTAGGCACCTTAGTATCTAAATCGTTAGATAAACCATCAGATATATATTCCAGTATAATTAACTGCCCTGCTAGGTTACTGCTGAAAGAAAACTTACCTTCTCTTTCGTCTATAGTAAACCAACCATTTGATTGAGCAACTTCAGGACTTAGTCCGTACCTTTGACCATAACTAAAATTATACCACCTACCATTGTCATAAAACAAACTGTTTTGAGTATTAACCCCGGTTGTTGATGTATTATTATTTTCCCACCTGTCATTTGTTTGAGAAGTTCCTTCGTCATTAATACCTAAATGATCTTGTGTAGGTACACCATCGTGATCTTGAAGTGGAACCGTGTACGGGTTACTAGTTAATGTTGTTGGGTATATTATATGTTTAACGCCCACATTATCGATGTACGATAGTTTTACATAGTTAACATAGTCTTGAGGAATTATTAAAGACAAACTAGGAGGTATAGTTAACTCTTGAGATTTAATACTCTTCAAAGTATCATAACTAAATTCTTGTAAACCTCTTTTTGCATGAAATATAACATCAGTTCTTTTAGCGCTAGGTATTAATTTACCATCACCAACATATGCTACTAAAAAGTTGTTTACTATTTCTTCTATAGTTACATAAGAATATCCACCGTAATTAGTCCATTTAGCGTCATCTAATAAATATATAACAACCACAGCACCTAACACTGGTGCAACGGTAAATTGCACATTATTAGTAGCCGATAAAGTATAATCTACTCCCTCTGTTAATATTACATTATTCAATTGTACTTGAAAGTTAGCGTCTGAAACGCTTATTACTGTAGCCACTAAACTCGTGTCTCCTGTCCAAGTAAAATTTATATTTACATTATCACCTATAAAAGCTTGTTGACCCGCGTAATATTGTTCGTTAGTTTCTGTTAATAATCCCATATCTTATTATTGTTTTTCTAATGCTTCATCTTGTTGTACCATTCTCACTGCAGTCTGTACTACTTGTGGATCTCTTATTACAATACCAGAATACATTAATATATTTAAAATAATATTAACTTGTTCCGAAGGATGCAACTCGAATTGAGTTGACGTACTTGTATCGTATATATAAGCCCTTGAAGGTGAAGCTACTGTGTATCCCCAAACTGGAGGAGTTGGTGCTTTAATGTAGTAAGCATCTATTCCAGAAGTTATCGTCATAGGATATACATAAATTTGACTAGGAGCTGCAGAAGGACTACCTGTACCCTCTAATATATATAATGGATTTGATTCAGTTGGTTTAACTAAAGGAGATTTATTTATTAAGAAATATTCATTTCTATTTACTCCTTGAATTTCTTTTTCGTTATAGATTAATGTACCTAATCGATGTAAATCTGGTGGGAATGTAAAATGAGGACCTACATACGTGGTAGTTCCAAATGTTTTAAATATATCTATTTTTTCCTCTAGATTTTTTACACGGTTAGCATATTCACTATCAGTTTGAGGTATACGTAATTGTTGATTCAACTCTTCAAAATATTGTTCAAATATTTCAAGTTGAACTTGCGTCCCCAACCTGTTAAATTCATCTGGTGTTATATAACCTCTTTGTTCTTTGTTCAAGATATATAAGACCGTTTTATAAACAGTATCTACATTAACCATATTAATATTTTTTAAAAAAAAAGGTGGCGACTAGGCCACCCTTATTATAATTACACGTTTAGTGTTATTTTTAAGATAAACGTTTTTCTATTGATCTATAAACTTCTAATCCCTCATCAGTCTTAAACCAAGCGGCTAAAGCTGAGTAAGCATTTTCATCAAAAGGTATAGTCATTAATTTTCTACCGTTAGTACCCCACTTGAAAGTTCTTTGATCATCTGCTAGCTTAATTATTCCTAATTCAGTAGCTCTTATACCAAAGTTCCTTAATGTTACGTTTTCATCGCTAGCTAATTCTAAGAATAAAATTGGATTCTTTTTAGCAAATAGCATTAAGTCTCTTTTGATCTCTTTAGAACTCATGCTAGCCACTCTAGAACCAACCTCTACTCTTAATATAGCCTCTGCTTGATCAATATCCATTTGATTAGCTGCATTTAAAGCATCTATTTCATATTCTATATAAGCTAATTCATCTACAGCATCTGCTTGATGATCTAACTCTTTAAATAAGACATTGTTGAAAGGATGAACTGCTAAAAATTCCTGTAAACTTCTTTTATTTTTCGGAACAAATAAGTCTCCATTTTCAAAAACTATATGTTGTAATGTAGCACTTCCTTTTTGCTCATCAACAAATATGCTTTTTTGATTAGTAGCATACCTCAACTCTCTCTCATAACCTTTTTCCTCATCAAACCATACTAAAGGATATCTTCGAGTATGTCTAGAAGGAATTGTATATGTCAGTGGAGATTTATTACCTATTAAGTAATAGTGTCTATCTTTATACTCCCAAGTATTTTTTACTTCAAGAGTTTCGTTTTGTTTTTGTTTTGTTTTCATGATATAATATAATATAATTGTTTAAAAAAAGACCCCACCGAAGTGGGATCTTATTATTTATGATCTATGATATTCTAATACCAGTGATCGTATAAAGCGCATCACCTATAACATTTACAGTTTTAAATTTAGGAAAATGATGTGGATCTGCTACGCCAGCTTCTAAAGTTGCGTTTAAAGCATCAATAGCAGCTTGAGGAAGCGTAGCTCCCATATCACCATCAAATTGAATTTGTAAAGTAGTAAGTGAACCACCAGCAGGATCTTGAATAGCAAGATCAAAGGATGATAACGAATTACTATTAGAATAACCGGAAAGAGCTATAGGGACATTAACGTCCGCTATGATATTACCAGTTTGCACAGTACCAGATAACTCTGATGTACTTGTGTTTGGGTTTATGATTTTTACGTTCATAATTTCTATTTTTAAAGATTAATAATTATACTGACTGAAATAACACGAAGTTATTAGCAGCTTGTGTACAAAGACATCTTTCTGATAGAAAGTGTACATTCATAGCATCAATTCCACTTGTAGCAGCTCCACCAACCGAACCAGTGATCCAGTTTTTGTATCTTCTATCTTCAGTTTCAGAAGCTCTATATCTTACGTGTAAGAAAGGTCTTCTAATATTAACACCTAACATTTGATCATATACTGTTGAAGTTCCAGCAGGAATTAAAACACCATCGATGTTTTCTGTTAATCCTCTAGTAGAAGCATCATTTAGATATTTCCAGTCAGTTTTATAGAAGTCATAAGAACCTCTTCTAAATCCTGAAAATCCAAAGTTTAACGCCATTTCTTCTTCATTATCAAATAATCCATAAGAAGCAGCAGCAGTAGAAGCATAACCTCCACCAGCCATAGCACCGATCATATCATCAAAATCTAAAGCAGTTTCTCTACTTAAGAACAACATGTTTTCTTCTATAGCACCTTGTTTATCTAGTTGCTTAAGAATAGCGTCAAAATCAGCCATTGCTCCAGCACCAGGTCCAGCAGCACCAGCAAAACCGTTATAAACGTTTCCTCTAGTTTGGATAGCAGAGAATAAACCTTCTGTACCTTTTAAGTTAGCAGTCCATCCAGTTGGAACAGCTGTGTGTCCAGCTAATTCACCTTCAACCATTGCCATTTCTAAGTAATCATTAAATCTTAATCTAGTTTCAGATTCAGCTTTTAAATACCAAAGGTATCCAGAAGTCCCATCTTCAGTAGCAACTTCAACCCAACCAATCTGAGCAGCATCAGATCCATCGATACTGAATTTATCTCTAATTATTATAGGTGAATTACTATACTGTTGAAATTCTGGAGATATTGATTGTAAAGCTAAATCATCAGATCCTTTTTCCCATTCTGCGCCATAAACAAATACATTCATGTCTCCAGCAGTCGTTAAACCTGAGAATGAAGCATTAATTGTAGCAGCTGGATAAGGTAAAACAGTTACAGTAACAATATTAGCAGCTGGTGCAGATACACTAATAACTAAAGCTTTTTCTACTATTAATCCTGTAGCTGAATCAGCATACGCTATAGTCTGATTATTTTTAATAGCGCAAGAAGTACTAGCGCCTCCACTTGGACCTGTAGTACTTAAATCTACTAAAATAGTAGTTCCTGATCCGTAATAAGCAGTGTTATATGAAACATGCAATCTATTTTGTTCAGACCAAATTACTTGATCAGATGTCATTGGGATCTCAGCCCCAACCATTTGTAAAAATCCTGATAACGTCCTGTTACCATATCTCTCTACCTCTTGCTCATAAAGCTCTGGTAGGTATTGTTGTGACCAATCATTAGTCCCGTCTGTAAAATTCAGATAGTTGCTATTTGTAGCACTCTGAATCGGGCTTGGCACGAGTGATGCAGGAAAACTCCCGCCTGTTTGAAAACTCATAATTTATGTTTTTTTATTTACGTTTAAATTTTAACTTAGAACTATTTGCACCTGATATAGCTTTCACTTTAAAACCGTTTATAAATACATCCCCTGGAGCATTATCTCTAGGTTCATTACTTATATTTTTAGATTTAGCAGTAATGTCTTTTATAGCATCTGCCTTACCTTGGTCATAAAAATGTTTTGCTATTGTATCAGAATTTCGCGCAGCATAGATAGCTTTATGATAGCCTTTATAATCTGATATATTCCCCTTTTCATCTAAGAACTTCTTAACAAAATCGTTCAAATCAGATTGATTAGCCGCAACGTCGTTAGGATTATTAACACCATATCTAAATTTCTTTTCACCAAGATTGAAATCAAAACCTTTGAAATCATTAGTGAAATAATCTTTAGTAGTGCTTTTAAACTGTTCGTGACGTTGTTTAACTACCTCTTGTTCTTCGTTATATCTATTGAAGAAGTCAGTGGCTTTTTTCTGGTCGTTAGTAACTGAAGGTCTTAACTTAAGCTCTTCATAGTATTTACTTTTTAAACCTTCCAAATAACCCTTGGCTTCGGCAACTTCTTCCTTGAGTGCGAGTTTTTTCTTTTTAATATCTCGGTCCTCGTCGTACTCTTCGTCCCACTTAAATTTATCGTCCATGATGAATTTAATTTCTTCATAATCTAGATGTGGTTTCGTTTGAGCATAATATTCTTCTAATAACACGTCATTATCTACAGTAGAATAATCCGCATTTAATCTCATGTAATCTGTCATGTTACCACCAGTCTCTTTCATAAAAGCCACAAGCTTTTCTACATTTTCTGGTAATTCCATTTGTGGAACTGACATAGGTTTTTCTACAACTGGCTCATTAACTGGAGTAGTTTCGCCTATTGGTTCAAATTCCTCTTCTTTAATTTCTTTAATAACTGGAGTTTCAGTTTGTTTTTCTTCAACCCTTGTAACTGCTTCTTCAACCTTTTCAATTGCTTTGTCTTCAACTTTAGCAATTTTCTCCTCTTTAACTTCAACAATCTCCTTCTTAACATCTTCAACTTTTATAGGTTCTTCAACCTTGTTTTTGTTTTTAGATAAATCAACCTTTATAGGCCCGTCTTTTTTGTTTAGTTTTTTCATAGAAGGTTTCTTTTTTATCTTAAAAGAGCCTTCTTCTTTTACTTCGTTTTCTTCTTTTTTCATGATATGATATTATATAATTAAATAGAACTTATCTAGGAGTAAATTGCTCTAATCCAAAACCACCTAAATTATCAAATCCTTTAGATTCAAAATCAGTAGGTAGTAAATCATTTTGTCGTTGATTTATAAGTTCACTTTGTTGCGTTGCTTGTATTTTAGTTCTTTGATCCTTTCTGTCTTCTTTCTGAGTTTCAGCAGATCTCTTACCCTCTGACTCAATTTTAGCTAATTGCATGTTAAATTGAAACTCTAACTGCATTAGTTGTTTCTTTAACTCTGCTTCTTGTTGTAATTTTTGAATAGCAAACTGTGATTTCCCTTGCTCTATTTGTAAAGTATTTTCTGTTAAAACTTGCTGTTTTTGAGCTTCTGCTAAAACCGCTCTCTCTGCTGCTTCTGCATTTGCTTGAGCTTGAGCTTGTATGTTAGCTTGTTGAGCGGCTTGTTCTGCTTTGGCTTTTAATTTACGCCTTTTCTTAAGCATTTCATTAGCCAGTTTTAAGTTATTAATATTCCTTATATCTATAGCATCTTCTAGATCAATACCTCCATGTTGTAATGCCACTTGAATATTTTGCTCTAACATAGCTTTTTCTTCATCATCAGGTTCTAGTTCTAGAAATATTCCAAAATCATGAAGACTAGCGGTAGCTACTTCATCTAGCGTTGCTACGTTATGTACAGATATACTATCTTCTAAAGCCATTCTAGTTAGCGGGAACATCAAAGCATCACCAACTCTTAGAGTAATATTCTCACATGTTTTCAATGTTAGATATAATCCAGCTTGCAAAATATGTCTTGTCGCTGTATTTGAATTAGCAGCAGCTAATTTCTGTAATCCAACTAAAGCGTTTTTATCTGGAGTACTAGCATCTCTAGCCTCGTTAAGACCGGTGACATCTCTTATCATTTGTAAATAGTACTGATAAGTTTGTATTAACGATTGTATTTTTGCGCCACCACTAGAAGATTGTAATTCTTGAATAGGTACTTTTCCTCGATTCATTTCACCATCTTGAGTTAATGATCTACCAACAATACTACCTGTTTGGAAATACATGTTTAAAGCTTCAGCAGGATTATAATTAGTACCATTACCTAAATCAACTTCGGCTAAACCATCCATATCTAAATAAACACCATCTGGAACTACTCTAGATAATACTTGTTGCAGTTTTAAATGCGCTAATTGAATCATATCAGCAAACCCAGTTATTCTACTAACTAAAGATTCTATCCTACCCTTATACATTCTAGGAGCAGCAATATTATAGTTCATGTTAACTTTAGAAGTATTAGCTAAAGGTCTTGTCATATTTTGAGCTAGTTTCCATTCTAACATTTTTTTATGACCTAATATTTTAGCTCCAGTATATAATACTTCAATAGATCTTGACACTCTTTTAAATGTATCTGCTTCTGGAGGATTAAATGTATCTTGTTTTTCTAATGCTTTTTCTAAACCTGCTGCTGTTTCTTTTATTTTAAATACTTGATTAGTATAAGTTTTATATTCAAAAAACAAAACTTGAACAGTTTGATTATCTCTTTTACCATTCCAGTTTCTAGTATAACTAGTGTTTCCAGGGTATTTCTGAATCTCCTTCATATCTTCTGGAGACAAGTTTGGAAAACGTTTTTTTAGTTCAGGTATACTAATACTTTTAACTTCACCAACATAATACAAATCGTCAAAGTTTGGATCTTCTGTATAAGAATAAACTAAATTTACAGGATCTACATAATCTACACTTATACCACCAGCTTTACTAAAACTAGTTTTTACAGCACCTATACCTAGAATTGTTAAATCTTGATTTAGTCTTTTTCTAGTTAAGTGGTATTTATTTTTATCTAGTATTTGATTTATTAACTCTTCTTCAGCGAGTTCAATAGACTGTTTATAGTCTAATTGCATATGGGTGGCTAACTCTTCTATATTACTCGGCATATCAGCACCAGTTACTGACTGTGACATATCTTTTCCCCAAGTTTGTTTAATTGCCTCGTTGAATCTTTTTAGTTGAAGATCTCTAATTATGCGCTCAGCATATCTAGTTCTTTTTTGAGTTGATTCAGGATCTTGAGCATAAGCTTTTACTTCATAACTTCTTTGTGAAATACCATTAACAACTATATCTACAAACTTTGGTATAATTGGTACAGGTTTCCAATCTAAGTTTAAATATGATAAATCACCATTAATAGATAGCTCATCTTTATATTTTTGAATATTTTGTTCACCCCTAGCATATAATCTTAGGTTATGGAAATTATTGTAATTAGTAGCAAATCTATATCCACCACCATTGTAGTTATCAAACCATTCGCCTTCAATAGCTCTACCCACGGATAATCCGTACTCCCATGTAGCTTTCTCAGCATCAGGTACTACCTGGTCAGGAAATGAGCTGCTAGTATTTGTCTTAATCTGCATTTATTCTATTATTTTTGAAGTATATCCTTTGTTATCATATTTTCTAAAACCTAATGATATAGGATCTATGTTTTTAACTGCTGATGGTCTATATCGATTTTTATTACAAGCCATTATCGCTAAACCAGAGCTTATTGAAGCATCATGTTTAGTTCTTTTATTAATATCAAATCTTGCCCAATCTTCCAAGGTGCTTTGAAAATACATATCACCATATGAATCATTTATTAAACCAATGTAGGTTTCTATATATGATTCAATAGCTGCCGCGTGAGCTTGTTTAATATCTTCACTTGAATTAGGTATTCCACCAATTTCTCTCTCTGTCACGGATAATTTATTCCACAGTTTATCTGGTCTATTCATTGAAAACCCTCTATAACCTCTTCTTTTAAAATGATAAAGTAATCTAGGTTTATTATTTTCACAAAGTATTGGCATTCCATAAAACACACAAGCCATTAGAACATCTTCAAAAAATATCTCAGCCGTTTGCGGTCTTGATATATATTCTAAGAAAAATTGATTTGGTGGAGCGTCTTCCATGCTGAACTTAGTAAGTCCGTGTAAAGCTCCATTAGAACCTCTTCCGTCTACAGTTCCTGATATATCGTAACTATCACAACCAAAAGCTCCTATGTGTTCATTTCTAGGATATCTTACTCCACTCTTTATAATCACTTGATTTTGAAGGTTTTTAGGTGGAACCCAAGACACTTTAAATCTACCGTCTCTATTGGGGACGAAAATAACACTTGTATCTCTAATACCATTGTACCACTGAAATGACCCCTTAGTGATATTAGCAGCATTATTTATACCATCATTATAATCTATTTGTTGATAAATTTTCACTAAGTTAAATAAACTACCTTTTGTTTCATCTCTAAAAGCGTGAGCTTCTGTTCTAGGAAACTGACGATAAAACTCATTTAAACCATCTTGATCGTCTTTTAGTCCATCTGCTTCATTGTCCCAGTATTCTATAACACCTATTTTTATAGATATACCATCAATACCTATTGTAGGTTTTTTTGGAGTATCAAACACTGGATAACCATGCATATCTATATAACCCTCATAATTCCATTCCATAGGAATAAATAACGAATATAATCCAGATTTCGTTTGACCATTTCTATTTCTAACGGTAACATCTGAATTATTGTAAATATCTTTAAAATTTTGCCCACCTTTATCAAGTGCATTAGAAGTCGACCCCATCATACACTTACCAATAATTCTTCTACCTAATCTTAAACATGTCTTAGTTACCTTCCAGTTATTTTTAATGTTATCTGGTCTCTCCCATTTACCGCTTTCATCATGAGCTAATAGTTTTAGTTTTTCACCATCATAGCTATTATCTCCAGTATTTTTCCAATCTATAGTAGTATCTAATCCATCTAATTCTTCTAATTTCTCTCTAGAATCTAATTTTCTTCTAGTTAATTTAGAAGCTGGGATTCTATATGCCAATTCGGTTTTAGGACGATCCATACCATCTTGGATGGGTTTGAAAAAGAATGGATAGTTAACCGAGATGGGTACAACTTTATCCGTGAACATTTTCTTAGCATCTGCACCTGTTTTGGATAATACCCCAAATCTTGAATCGCTTGACATTGTGGCTTGATTAACAAGTTCTGCTGAAGCCATAAATGAAAATCCTGATCGTCTGTTTTTAAGGTAACACATTCCGTAACATCTAGTATCGGCTTTACAAGCTTCCCAGAAGTAAAAGAATAATTTGTTTGATTCTCTATAATCTGCTGATCCAACATCGATTTTTGACCACTGTAAATATGTGTAATGAGTACCAGTAATATAGTTAGGAACACCATTGTTATAGTACCAATATCCTTCTTCTCTTCTATTAAATTCTTCTTCGATATAATCAAACCATTGTTCTTTAAATTCTAATGGATACTCATCCCATTCAAAAGTACTTTTTATTCTATTTAGTTCTTTTGGGTATGGTTGTTTTTCCCAATATTGCTCTTCTTTTTTCTCACTTCTTTTAAACGCTTTGTTAACTGCTGGTAAAGCAATTCTGAGATTTTGAATTTCAATGATTTCTCCAATTTGTCCTGTTTTACTTATAACAATAAAGTCATAGTCAGGATTATAACCATACTCCCATTTCTTAAACCTATTGTTCTTTTTTAAGATCTTGGGATTAACTACGTCTTTGACTATTTTAAATAATGTTTGTTCATAACTCATTATTTAGAACGTTTTTCTGGTGAAATAGAATAAGATTTTTTTGGCTTAATATCTTTTTTAGATTTGTCTTCCAAAATTTTCTCTTCTTCCTCCATTCTGTTTAATATCTCAAAAGCATCAAATATAGCTAGTTTCTTTGTTGCTGCTGCATTCTTTAACCTATCAGCAGACACATCGTCTCCAGAGTCAACTATTGGCTCTTTAGCAACCTTTATTAATTCGTTAACTGCAACTTGCCCAGCTTGGATTATATTCTTTTTCGTTTCCTTCGTATTCATGCTTTACTACAATATTACTTGATTTCATACAATATAAACGCTGATTGTCTACTATAAATTCAAACTCTGAATGAGGTTTGAAAGTTACTAGCATCTCGTTTTTAATACCTATATTGTTTAGCTTTTTATTATCATACTTAATTATCCCTATATTAGGTTCTTCTAAATTTATATCAAACTTATTAGTGTTACATATAGGTTTAACAAAACACCTGTCTCCAAAAGTAATCCAATCTCCAGACTGTTTTTTATAAAGATATATTTGATCTAAAGAGCATAAATACATATCTTCGTTTAAATATGATCTACTATTCTTTTCTTTACCTCTCATATCATAAAACCTTCTGAAGACGTTGTGATGAATCATTATTTGATCACCAATACTAATATCTGTTTTAAACGCCTTAGGGAGCGCTAAAACAATCCCTATATTGTTAACTGACTTGAAACTTTCTACAC